GTTGGTGTTTTCAACAATGTGACGGTTGATATCCGCTAGCAATTTAATTTGTTCGGGTATGGCAGTACGATTGTGCCGCCATTCTGCCACCTGTGTTGTAGTATCTGCCTCAAACACCTGTATGGCTGCGGCGTCGCCACCTGTACCCAAACTGGGATCCAGTGCCGTCACATAGATGTGCCCCTTGCTGGGCTTTTTGAACCACCTGACTTGACCAGTTTTGTACAGGTGATTGACTCCTTCCAGGTCAGCCAACTTGACACTATTGATTAGTGTTTCTTCATCAATGATGAATTCGCACTGGTGCTCGCGGCGGAATCGTTCGTCGCCAATCTTGCTGCGTTCTTCTTCAGCCCATTTTGCGTCACGGTCTGGATGTTCATTCCAGAGTGCCATGAAGGGGCTGAAGCCATTGCGTCCCAGAGCAGTGGGATTGCCGTACTCGTCAATCTTCTTGTTGGCCTGCCGCCAGATATCCGCAAACTGATCCTCGTCACTGTTGGGAGTGCTGGTGATTATACACTTACCGCCAGTGGCCAGTGTGGGGCTTATGGCAGTCCAGAATTCTTTGGCTATGGTGGGGCGCACGAATGCAAACTCATCCAGATACAGCAGTGACAATGACATACCACGACCAGTTTTCTCTGTGGTTGCTCGGGCTACAATGCGACTCTTGTTTTCAAAGTCAATGTTACCCTGGTTGTAACTTTCTACGCCGGGCTTCAACCACATGGGGCACATTTCATACGCATATCTGATGCGCTGCATGATTTCCTGAGCACCGCTGTACTGGTGGGCTGCAATCAGGATGGTTTTGTCAGTGTTGAACATGGCAAACCAGAGCAAGTAACCGGCAGCACTGGTGGTTTTGCCCAACTGGCGTCCTAGCAGGGAAACACTGAAACGGTTGTCGTGGTAGTTCTGTATCAGTTTTACCTGATAGGGGAACGGATCATACAACACCTGACCCTTGGTTGGGTGCTGTATGTAAAAATAATGGCGCATGAAATATTCATAGCCTGTGGCAGGATCAGCACAAAGAATGACTTCGCGGATCTGGTCCGGAGTCAGACTGATTACTTGCCCTTTGCTGCGGACAAACTGATTGTCATTGCTGTTCATGCCACTGGCCTTTCTCCGGTCAGATAGGGCAAGCTGAACCACAGGCGAAACCACTCAGGAGTTCCCGGTTGTATGTTGTGTTTGCGCTGTAGTTGGGCCTTTTCCGTACCAGTGATGCTGATGTTACTTCCGGAAACAGCATGAGGTTGGGGTGTATTACGATACACCCCAGCCAGTTTACAAAGATTGGCTATTTCGTCCATAATATTATTTATGGACAGTAACCAAATATATGAATATTATTTCACATCAAGCGGGCGGCGCTTGGTTGCCATGATGGCGTAGAACTTTTCACGGATAGTGGTGCTTTCTTCACTATCAGCCTTCTGAACTTGTAGGTCAAATTCAATTGTGTTGAAGCTATCAATGTCAAAACCGCAACGGTTGAGCAATGCAGCCAGCTGCTGTTCGCCAAAAATGCTGTAGTGGTTGAGATTCCATTCGTGCTTGCGGTCACAGTTGGGTTGTGGTACTTCAATGTACAACTTGCTGTTTTGCTTGAGTACCCGGTTGTACTCCATCAGGCTGATGATGGGGTAGGGACTGTGCTCAAAAGCATGTCGTAAGAAAATAAAATCAATGCTTTCATCATTGTAGCCATCGCTTTGTGGCAGGAAACTCAGGTCATATTTTTTGATCCGGTGACCTTTGCTTTCACAAAGTTTCACATCACCAGGACTCAGGGTCACACCAGTCAGATTGGTATAGCCGCGATCCTTCATTTCATCCAGGAAATATCCTGGCCCACAACCCAGATCCAGAATGTTGGCATCCTTGGGCAAGTCCAGTGGATCAATATAACTCTTTACTACCTGACTGGTCAGGTCTTTATGGAATCCACTTTCACCCTCGTCATAGATGTGAGCTTGGTACAGATAATCTACATAAAAGCGTAGTTTTACTAAGTCAATGGTTTTTTGTGCGTCAATCATTTGTGTCCTCGTTAGGAATACTTATACGAGGAGCAAGTATGCCAAAAAATTATTTTGTCGTTTTTATGGCATCTGGTTTTGCCAACACATATGTTTTAAGGTCTATACCAGGATTTCGTTGATCCATGTAAATGTCAAATCCTGCGGGCCATAGGTCTGGTCGTTCAGTAATATTGGTCCAACCCGTGAATTCTGGCATTGAAGCCAATCGGCGAGATATTCTATCATAGAACGGTATTCTTCCAATTCTTACAGATTTATCAGGTCGTTCTTTTGTTTCTTCGGCACTGCCAGTAAAAGCAATATATTCTGGATGATGTAGTTGTACCCAGTTGATCAATGCTTGCCTGGCCGTGCTGAAAATTCGTATTTCATCACCGCCACCGGTGGTGTATTGCTCATCATCAATCAAGAATGTAAACACAGCCCAGTTTCGTTCGTATTCCACAAACATGGACATGATTCTACCATCAGGCAGCCTGATGTTCATTTGATCTGTACCTGGGCTTACAGGGCGCCAGTTTTTCTGTAGTGGATAAGGCCTGTCGCCAGTTTCTAATAGCAGTTCAATGATTTTCATCGTTTGCCGTAACCTTTGAAGGGCTTGGTCAGGCTATTTTTGTTGATATCTAGGGGTTCTTCACTCTTGCTGTAGGGAACCACATCTTTCTTGTCTGTGGGCACGGTCTTGGTTGCTGAAATGAACATATTATATTCTTCTTCAGTATAAGGATGAACAGTATTGTATTTCTCAGCAAAGCTAGAAGCATCCATGGTCACAGCATCTTGACTCTTGCCGTCAGCACAGGCCATGGCCATCCAGAGACGGTTCATGTGATAGACGCGGTCATATCCGCCTACATCTCGGGCCTTATAGGTGCCAGTAGAAACCTGGGCATGATCCTTGTGAATCTTGCCCTCGGCTTCAGTAATAAATTCTCTAGCTCTCATATGTGTATTTATGGTTATAAGCCATATTTGGTTTTATCTGCGTTGTAGTTTTGTGTAACTTCTGCTAATGATAGAACTTTATTGTAAAGTCTTATGACACCAAGTTTACCTTGAAATGCTGCTCCTGTGGCGAAAAATGTACCGTCACTGCTACCAAAATTCAAATACCATCCGGGATTTGGAGTACTCCAAGTAATGCTTGTATCTGCTGATTTTACTTTGTTCAAATAGGCATAGGCTGTATTTGATCCATTATATACCCTAACCAGTTGATACCAACTATTGAGACTCACAACACCGCCACCCACGCGGGTAACGGCGCCATTCCATAACATAGCGTTACTGTTATAGAATGGTCCGGTCTGATAGATTTCTAGTCCTGTAGCGTGATAACTTGTGTTAGTAGGACCGGCACCAGTGTCACTGAAAACTGCGCCAGCAGCACTGGGGCTGAACCATATTTCTAAACTGTGCTGCCAACCACTAAACAAACCGACTAAATTACCTGTTTGAATACTTTGTGAGCCAGTAAATGTAAACCAATTGCCGGCGTCTGTAGGACTACCAGATATTGTAGCATTGATACCGCTAGGAGACAGGTCATATAAGGTTGTGCCACTACCAGGATAACTTGTACTATTGCTTGGATCGTAATATAGTTCTAGTCCTGAACTGACTGGTGACACTGTTGCCGCCGCCACATTGTTCATAACACTCAATATTATACCTGACATACGATCCTTTAGGGTGTAGCCCAGACAGTTTTCAGATAACTTTCGACTTGCAGACATTCAGCAGTATTCAGTGCTCGGGTCCAGATCATGACTGTACCAATGAAGCCATTGAAATAGGTAGTATTATCTGTGCCAAAATACATATAACTCGCTGATGCATTAGTTGCAGTACCCACAGTTGTAGCTCCGAAGTTCAAAGTTTGTTGGACACCATCATATCTGAATTTCAACCTGTTATTGTTACCAGTTTGTGTGCCATCAAAAATGTTTCCAAATATATGATAGTTGGATGTATCGCCAGACAGGCTGGTGGCCTGTCCGGTGCCGCCGGCGGCGCCCACTCTCCAGTATGTCCCACCCCAGCTAATATTGTATCCACCAGTATTTGTGGTTGTGATAGTTCGCACGGTGGCATCCAGCGTCAGGGCCCGGGCCACAACATACACTGTGGCGCCACTCAAGTTCTGGGCCCAGGCAATGGGATTTATATCCAGACTGTCTGTTTCAGCCGCAGTGAATTGTACAACACCTTTTCCGTTCTGTTCGTTTGCTTGCCAACTAGGTTTTACTGTACTGCCACCAGATTTGTTGGCAGTATGGCCTGAGCCAGTCAAGTCAATCCATTGTGTGACCACAGCGCCGTCAGTCAGTTGTGAACCGAACTGCGCTGCGCTACCATCAGTTGCGTTATACCAGAGACTGATACTGGGCAACTGATTGGGGTTGGTGACCACGCTAGTACTGGTCAGTACTTGCATCACAGCCATTAGCTTACTCCTGTTCCGTTGATGAACCAGGTGTCAGTGGCTACCTTCAACAGTGTGGCCATGCCATATGTTCCCACCACTCGGTTGGCTGCTGTACTGTTACCTGCCAGGTATAGTGTCACACCGCTAGCAGCATTTACCAGCACATTACCAGCCGCTTGTACCACAATGTTTATGGCAGTACCTGTGGGGAACGCAGTTGTTGAGTTCAAGGGTATGGTCAGGGTCAGGTTACCTGCTGTGGTGCTATAGAAATGCTTGCCGGCATCACTCAGACCAATAGTGGCGTTACTTGCTGCCACCTGAGGTATGTCACGGTAACCTATGGCAAATCCTGCTGTATTACCACTAATATTGCCACTCACACTCAAGTTGCCAGTGACTGCGATGCCTGTGTTGGCAATGTTGGCAACGATGCTACTACTATTAGTGCCACCAGCAAAAATCTTGACCGTTTTGCCAGCAACTGTAGTACCGATTGCCAAATTACCACCAGCCTGGCTGGTGTTGCTTACATTACCCTGTGCGTACAAGTAACTGTCAGCAGCAAACACAATGTTACCCAAACTGTTGGTTGGGGTATTGTTGTCATATCCACTGTTGATTATACCCAGATCCAGGTAATTCACGGTATCACTACCGTTATCAGCAGTTGCCACAAAGTCAGCAGTAGCGTCAGCTCCTGTGCTCTTGTTTTGTAGCGTTACCTGTGTGTAATTATTGACATTAGCACTGAATGCAGCCACTGAGTTGGGCAGTATGGTATTTGTGATACCTGCTATCACGGCATTAGCACCAGTGGTTGAGTTTCCAATTAGGGTGGATTGACTGTTTACTGTGATGTTACCCACAGTCAATGTGTTGGTGTCTGTGCGATATGTGAAATCCTGATCTGCTCGGACCGTCTGGCCAGTGGTTCTGTTTTCCACAAATGTAGGATAGTATACTGTGGTCAAACCGTTCGTGTTCAGTACATCAACCAGTGGTGCGCTTGCTTGACTGCCGTTGGCATAGTTTACGCTAAATGTATTTCCAGGCAATGTCAAATTGCCTGCTGTATCAAATTTCCAATTTGAAGCAGATGCAGTTACAATTAAATTGCCAGCTGGTTGAATATTTAGATTACTGTTAGCAGTACCGATAGTGCCATTACCTAGCAATACTAACTCATTTCCAACTGTTACTGTACCGCCACCCACAGTGTCAGCGAATGTATAATTGCCACTGGCAGCAAATGCACCGTTACTGTTGAACTGTATCTGATTGTTGCTGCCTGCTGGTGTGCCACCGCCTCCTGATACAGTTGACCAGTAAGTTACACCGTTGCCATATGTGGTCAATACTTGTCCATTAGTACCATCAGTGCTATTGATGGTAACACCGCCAACATTGATACTATCATATACTTGCAATGAACTGAAGCCATATAACGCCGGAGCAGGACTTGCGCCGGTGTTAGCGAACACATCACCGGCTACTTGTAAATTGCCATCATTATTGAAGGTCCAGGTATAGTTGTTGCTATGTATTCTTGCTTCATTGTTAGGACCTGATGTAATCTCAAACGCAGTATCTTCACCGCCTAAGAATATATTGGCTGATGGTTCATCAATGTTACTGAACGCATATGCTCGCAAGTGAATATGACCAGGAGCAGTTGGATCTAATACTAATACTTGTGAACCATAATTTGCATCAGGCATTAATGTCATTGTGCTTACATTTGGATTAGTTGGATCTAAACTGCTATTAGCAATACTTTGAATGACTGAGTTGCCACCTGCTAATACTAAGTTACCAGTGCCATCAAATCTCCAAATCTTTGTAGCAAAACCATCACCTAAATCATCCGATAATGATATTCTATAAGTTGCATTGCCTGTTTCTGAATTGAATGCTAACTCGCCTCCGCTGGTATTAGCATTGCCTACTTCGTCAAGATAATTTACTAAGAATCCGCCGTCACTACCGGTAACATTAAACGCTACTGTTGTATTATTGTTTGCTGTAATATCGCCGGGCACCGTACCGATAGACATATTGCCTACCTTGATCGCTCCCGGTGCTGTAAGATTACCACCTTGATCAAAGATCCAAGGTTGATTACTTGCTGTATAAAGATTGATATTACCTAGGTTAGACACCATATCAATATCACCACCAACACCCGAACCTATGTTGATAGTAGTATTACCGTTAGCAAGTCCTTGTAACTGTAATGCTCCGTTACCGTGTATATTTTGTGGTACAGTTAATGTACCATCTCCGCCGAATGTCCAAACGCCACCTTGAGCGTTACTACCATTATTCCAAGACTGAACATATACATTGCCGTCCCAACTTGTCATTACATTGGCTGCATCGTCCTTGCCTAATATAAGATTTGCGGCTGCACTGGCTACAAGGTGAAGGTCTGGACCAGATGTTAAGAAGATATCTAAGTATGAACTAGTGTTAGCAGGGTCAGGCTGTAAGTGTAAGTTTCCTGTACCAATGATATTGATATCATTGAATGTTACATTGCCTGTATTCCCACCGCCACCAGCATTTATCCAGCTGAGGTTGCCAGTACCATCAGTAGACAATACTTGGCCATTGCTCCCTGCAGTCGCTGGCAAATTTAGTGTATAGTTACTTGTGGCGCCCTGACCAGTTATGGAAGCAGTATAAAGTCCATTTAGAAAATTAAATGCTGTGCCAGTAACCTGGTTGGTTAATATATTGCCCGATGACACATTTAGGGCCGTTCCTGTACCAGTAAGTGTAGCATTACCAGCATGAATATTTTGCCATGGGTTAGTAACATTACCCAAGCTCAAGGGCAGACTGTCAAAGGGTACTAGATTGGACAGTACACTCTGAGATACTTGTAAGTAATCAGTGTCAACTCTGGTTACGGTCAGTATACCGTCGGCAGGGTTGTACTGGAAGCTATCATCTACGTCATTGTGTAGGGTACTGTCACCAGGACCAGTGGTCAGCACCACATGATAGCTATAGTTATTGTTCACAGCTTCTACTGCGATTCTTTCGCTGAAATCTGCGTTAGCAACTACGCCATCAACATTGGCGCCATCAACACTATATGCAGTGCCGGCAAAATTGGCGTAGTTAGCGTTAGCACTGTTGCCGCCGCTTACAGGTGCCCATGTGCCGTTGCCGTATAGTACATTGCTGCTAGAGCCTGACAGGTTGATGCTGGCAATATTACCAGCTCCTGCTACGTTGGCCAAGGCCACACTGTTGGCTGAACTGGCTACTGTGGCACTGCCAGCAACTGTGGCACTGGGCACTGCACCCACAACGTTGGCACCAGGTATGTAGTACAAGGGGTTGGCATTGCCCATGACATAATCTGCCTTGATCCAGTTAGCTCCCACATTGCCAGTATAGGTGGGCAAATATGCTGCCACATTGGCATCACCATATGGTGCTGCGGGTGTGGTCCAGCTTAGGACGCCTGAGCCATTGGTTGTCAACACTTGTCCCGAGCTGCCACCGCTGATGCTCAGATTACTTAATACGCCTAAATTTAGTCGGGCATTGGCCCAGGTTACTCCTGGCACCCCATTGAAGGCACCAGCATCATTGAACTGCAATTGGCCGTTGGTGCCACCAGGTTCAGCATTACCGCCGCCTGTATTCCAGGGTTGTCCATTACTGTAGAGCAAGGTATCTGTTTTTAAACCGCCCACAGTCAGAACTTTGGTAATATTGCTGAAAGTGAATGTACTATCACCAGCAAAACTGCCATTGGCATTGTACTGTACTTGTCCATCTCCGCCGCCTACGTTATTAACCTGATTGGTAATAAAGTTCTGATCAAAATTTTCTTCGTTGACCGTGACGAAAACTTCTTGATCAGTAGTGACCACTACTACGTTTTCCCCAGCGTCAATGGTATGGGTGTTGTTGGCTATGATTACACTGGTATTGCCTATGATCTGAGATCCTGAACGCTGCTGTGCGGTCAGCAGTGCTGGATCAGTGTTGGTGTCAATGGTGAATGGACGGGTGGCCATGCTAGAATTCCTTATAGTTATTCTGGTATTTATCCAGAATCAAAGGTAAACCAGCTAGACCTTGCCGTCTGGGCGGGCTATGGGAGGTATACCGCTGCGGTGTATGCGACCCAAACCCAGCTTCTGGGCATTCCGTTTGATGCTGTCAGGCCGAACGTCCACAGTTAGTGCTGTTTTGAATCGGGGGTCGTTTTTCTCACTTTCGCTGGGAATGTAGCCTGATGCTTCTTCTAGTCCCACGCGGGAAAGTTTGGTATAATAATCTGGATCTTCAGCCAGATGTGCCAGCGCAATCTTGTAGGCTACTTCACTATTGGTGGTGTGTTCTAATTCTACTTTTATGCCCTGTGTAAGCTGGTCAATCAATTGCTCATAGCTTATACCATGCCGGCGCATGATCTGCTGTGGGGTCAGGGTGGCGCGATCTAGAGGACTGGCTTCCCGGAGACCCCGGCTGCGACGGAAAGTGTCCCACTGGACTTGAGTGCCCATCCAGTTTCCAGTGGCTTGATTTTTTCTTAACCCGTAAGACTGTAACTCTGCATCAGTGAAACTGCCGCCTATATCTCGGCCTCTGACTGTGACTAGTTTTTGAGGTTGCTGCTGGGCCATCTGGCGCTTAATCCTGAATACATCTCGCATGGGGGCTCCAGGAGGAGCATATTCATCATCTTCGCTCTCGTCTAAGCTCAACTGGTGGCTGTGTAATTTTTCTCGCAGATCATACAGTTGTTGTATGATACCCTGGGTTCTCATGGCTTTGTAGGCTAGATTTTCAGGACCAAACTCACCGTGCTCATCCAGACCTGCCTGACGATATCGTTTGAGTGTATCTATTAAGCTGTCAAGCTTTTCCAGGTCTCGGTTGGCCAGTGCTAACTGCGCCAGTTGCACAAGCTTGCGAAACTTCTCACGGGTGGCTCGCTCGTCTAAGTTTGTTCGTGTTTTTCTGGGAAATTTAATCCAGCGGTCGTTTTTGATACTGTATTCACCCAGACTCTTTACTGGCTCTGCTGCATCTTGTACATACAATTCCACATCATACCCATGAATTTTTATGTCATGGCTATCATTGTATAGAACTTTCTTGCTGTTAAACAATTCACGGTAGACCTCATCAGGGTCTAGCTTGCTCATGTCCACAATCAGGTGCAGGTCCAGATCACTGTGCGGAGTGTAGGTGTAGGCAGCATTACTGCCACTCAGGGTTATGTCCTGTACATCCAGATCATCAAGCCCCAGATGGTCAATGAAATCCTGTGCAATGTCTAGCAGTTGCCGACGAACATCAGGACTTAATTTATCATCAGTCCATATGGCTGGATTCAACTCATCATGGAACCGCACAGCTTGGTCCAGGCGGAAGTTTTCAAGGTCTTGGAAGTTCATATGGTATTTATTAAAAAAAGCCACAGGGGTCACCTGTGGCTGGGGCCGGAATAAGCTACTTTTAAGCAGCTTTCTTTTCTGCGGCCGTGTCGTCTACCATGACAACTTTACCAGCATTCTTCATGTTTTCCAGATACTGTGGACCGATGTGGTTGTACAGGTGATCCTGGTTCTCCATGCAGAACACATAAGTGCCAGTGTGGCGCAGCAGCACACGCTTGTCAACCCAGATGCGGCCGCCCATGTCACGCCAGTTTTCACAGGCAGTCCAGTCCTCGCTATAGTAGCGGTTCTGGCGGACAGCAGTGTCCCAGTAGGTACGCAGATATTGGTCGTACACAGGGTCCAGACCGATATCGTTCTTGTACTGCTTGACGGCAGGATGGCTGGCCATCTTCTCAAACACATTGCGCTTGGTCAGCAGGAAGCCAGTGCCAGTCTTGCTGACTTCTTGCAGGCCATCAGGACCTTCTTCAGCGCCCTCAAACCCGTTGACCACCCACTTGATGGGCATGGTCTTCATGGGGTACAGGCCACCGATCATGTCCTTGTCGCGGTTCAACAACACCAACAGGTGCCAGGGTTCCCAGCCAATGTCAGCATCAATGAACATCAGGTGAGTGCTTTCCTTCTGATGCAGGAATTTTGCAGTCAGGGTATTACGAGCACGACTGATTAGACTTTCGTTGACCATGGTTTCCAGAGTCCAGTCAATGCCCAGCTGACGGGCCGTGTTGGCGAACTTGATGAAACTCATGAAGCAACTTTCAGTCAACATGCCACCGTAGCAGGGCATGGCAATATGTGCTTTGGTTGTGCGTAGATAATCTACGTTTACTTGAACCTGGTTGGGGTTGGGTTTTTCGTCTGAAACTACACCAGTTTCTGCTGCTTTGTCAGTACCGCCAATGCTTGCTGCTTGTGCGGCCTTGTCTGCCAGTTCTTGTACTGCGTCTACAGGAACTGCTTTTTTACTTTTACGTGTTGCCATTTGTGCCTCTCAATGTAAATTGTGAAAGTATTTACATGGAGATGCCGGGGTCAAATTATTTTTCTGGTAGATAGTCAGTGTCAGTCTCAGGCTGCTCGTTTTCAATTAACACTTGAGGCAGGGCGGGTTCATTGAGCTTGCGATAACTTTCACGGATAAGTTGCAACAGTTTTACTTTCTGCGCAGGCGTAGCTGTTCGCAGTAAGGGTTTGCTTTCTCGCAATAATCGTAAAAATTGCTGCCGGGTCATGTTAGTAGCTTGCGTAAACGGAATTGATGATACCCTGTGTCCAGTTGTAAACATGGGCTCTTAACCACACATAATTTCCCTGCAGGTTATGAGTTCCAGAGTATTGATTGGTATTTATGTCATAAACATCAAACCAATCACTGGCACCGGGTTCGGTGCTTATGCTGGCTTGTATGGTGATGTTACCAATGAAATTGTAGCTGGGATTGCTGTTTTGCAAATTACTAGTGGCCCAGACAATGGTCTGCAAATCGCGATTGGCCAGATAGTAGGCAGCAGCCTGCTGGCGGTCGCCATACCATTCGTATGTGCTACCAGTGGGACCAGGGAAAGCACGTTGGGGCAGCAATTGAACTGTGGTTACCTGTGGCATTATGCTCTTTCCACTTCCACAACTACGCCGCTGCCAGCCAGTTCTTCGGCTACGCTGCTCAGAGCATCAATTACCTCGTCTGTGGCAACCACTTCAGGTGATTCCTGGTCTTTGACCAGTTTGCTCAGCTTGATTACAATGACTTCTTCATGTATCTTGGCCATGAAAAATACTCCAGGTTATATGGAGTATTTATCTTTTTTCTATGCGGCAGACTTTTCCCACTGTGTTGCTGAATTTCAGAGCAAAATACACCAGATATTGTTCATCGTCCACATCAAAAAATAGCGTAGTATAGCTATATCTGTGACGGTTCACCAGGTGACGGCCACGATAATACCAGGCTCTCAGACTGGGGCTAGGGAAAAAGTTATCAGAATTGGCATCTAAAAACTCTCCCAGCGCAGTGGTTTCTTGTGGCTCCCAGGTTCTGCTAGTGAGAAATATTCTGTGTGCGTGCTTGGGCTGACGTTGATAAATGACTCCGCGCTCATAATTGGCTGGCGTAACCACTTGATAGGCTGCGGTCTTCACATCATGTATGCGGCACAAGTCATGCAACTGCTGCAGTATTGACTGATCATTGGTGTAAAAAGTCAGATGACCAGAACTGACAGCACGTTTGAATTCACGAGAACCCAGCTGATCCAGCCACACAAACAATCCATCTAGCAGCATCAACTGATGTTGTACCACTTGTTTGACTGGAGCATACACTGGGTCATATGACCTTTTCCGGTACAAAGCCACATGATGTTCCAGCCTGAGCAGATATTCTGCATGAGATTTCACGCGCCGGAAATATTCTATGCCATCAATATAGGCAGTTATGCGGTAAGCATATGTGTCAAAATAACGACCCACACGATGTGGGTCTGTGAGAATTTCAACGGACTGTGATGATGCCATCAGGCCCCACCTCTGCTTCAGTTGCACGTGGCACAATGTCAAACACAACGGCGTCATTTTCCAGACGACCCTGAATGTTGGCTGCTCGCACACGCTCAAACAGTATGCGTTTGCTCAAGGGCACACGCACAGTTTCATCAATCTTGCGGGCCAGGGGCCGGGCACCCATCTTGTCATCATAACCCGTGCGAGCCAGATGATCAATGGCATCCTCAGTCAGGCTCAGGTGAATGTCATGCTGATTCTGCAACTGAGTGCGCAGTTCATTCACAAACTTGCAGACAATTTTCTTGATAGCCAGATTGTCCAGACGATCAAACTTGCAAATCTGATCAATACGATTGCGCAGTTCAGGCTTGAAGTATTCCTTCACTGCTTTGTCATCCTCACCACTCTTGCGCTGTTCTCCGAAACCAATGTTGCTGCGCTCGCTGTCTCGGGCACCCAGGTTGCTGGTCATGATCACGATGGTGTTCTTGGCATTCACAGTCTTGCCGTTAGTACCAGTGATACGACCCTCATCCAGCAATTGCAAGAACAGGTTGTACACATCTGGGTGTGCTTTTTCAACCTCATCAAACAACAAGATAGCATAGGGATTTTTGCTCAGGTCGTTGATCAGCTTGCCGCCACCCAGATTGCCCTCACCGTAGCCCACATAGCCCGGAGGAGCGCCAATCAGGGCAGCCACACTGTGCTTTTCCTGATACTCACTCATGTCATACTTGAGCAAGGGCATGTCCAGGTTGTCACTCAGCAAACGAGCCAGTTCTGTTTTGCCAGTGCCAGTGGGGCCCAGGAACAAGAAGCTGGCCATGGGCTTGCGCTCACTGGCAATGCCAGCATAGCTCACATACACACGTTCCAGCACCTGATCCACGGTAGTGTCCTGACCGTAAAGTTTTTGCTTGATATTGCTTTCTAGATTTACCAAGCGATCACTAGTGTCAGTGTTCATCTTGTCTACGGGAATCCCAGCACTCTTGCTCACCTGTTCACGAATGCTGTCGCTGTCAATCAGGGCCCCCGCTGCGTCTGCCACTCGCTGTTTGGCGCATGCTGCATCCAGCAGATCAATGCTCTTGTCAGGATTCTTACGATCATGAATATAACGATTGCTCAATTCCACACTAGCCTTGATGGCGCTGGCGTCAATTACTACTTTATGGAATTCTTCCAAACGACTGCTCAAGCCAGTGAGAATTCGCTCAGTGGTGGCCAGATCCGGCTCATCCACGCTCACGCGATAGAATCGGCGCATGAGTGCACGATCCTTTTCAAAGCTTTCGTAGAATTCTTCCCAGGTGGTGCTGGCAATGATCTTGAGTGTGCCCTTGGTGATAGCGGGCTTGATCATGTTGGCAAAGTCAACGCTGCTGCTGGTGCTGCTGCCAGCACCACGCATGGTATGAGCTTCGTCAATGAACAGGATGCTGTTGGGCTTGGCATTCAGTGCATCCAGCACATTCTTGACTTTTTCTTCAAAGTCACCGCGATACTTGCTGCCAGCCAGCAAGCTGCCCACTTCCAGACTGTACAGTTCATGTTCTTTCAGGAATTCAGGCACCTGGTCGGCCACAATCTTGCGGGCAATGCCCTCAGCGATGGCAGTTTTACCCACTCCCGGATCACCCACCATGAGCACGTTGCTCTTAAACCGCTTGGCCAGCACATTGATAATGTCATCAATTTCTTGGTCGCGACCGATCACAGGCTCTACACGATTGTCACGAGCCTGTTGAGTCAAGTTGATGGTGAATTCTTCCAGAATTTCTGTGGCTTGTTCGTCAGTCATGCGGCTGCCAGTTTTACCAGGCTTGTGGTGTTTTTGCCAGAAAGCAATAAACTCATTACGAGTCACGCCCCACTTGAGCAAGAAATAATGGGCGTGACTGTTGGTCTCGGCAATGATGCTCAGATAAAGGTCAATGACTTCAATCTGACGGCGCCCTGTGAACAGCACTTGTGTGACTGCACGATTGAACATGCGCTCCAGTGCGTTGGTCTTGCGCGGTTGTACAGTTTCGCCAGTTTCTGACACATCAACCACCAGTGTGGTCAATGTGTCAAGATAACCACTCACATCCAGTATCATGCCGTCAGTGTCTACACCAAAGGTATCCAGCTGACGCCTGAATGGATCGTATGTGATCAGGCTGAGCAAGGTGTGCTCCAGTGTCACATACTTGTGATTGCGGTCGCGAGCCAGACTTACGGCCTGCTCAATAATTTGATCAACTTCAGGGTTATTAATCATGGTTTTCTCCCGTTTTAGGTGTTAACATTGTATTCTTGGGCTATGCTTGTCAGCAACCCATCACTGATCATATCAGGTATTTGTGCTTGTATCAACACAAAATGGTTGCCCGATTGACCATGTGCACTGAGGCCGCGGCCAGGTATGCGCAAGTGGGTTCCAGGACGGAATCTGGGCGGAACTCGTACTTCCAGTTCAGTACCCAAAATGGTTCGCACAGTAATGCTGGTGCCCAGTATTATCTGAAATACATTGACCCATTGGGTGCTGTATATGTCCAGGCCCTGGCGCTGAAATTCTGGATGTGGTTGAACTACAAAGGTCACTTGCAATATGGCATCTGGAATGATGCCTTCATAACGCATGTTTTGCCCAGTGTCCACAGCAGCTGGCGGTGTCAATTGTACCACACGACTGCCCTGGGGGGTGTTCAAGTAGATGTCTATTTGTTGGTTTTGGGCTATCTGTTCCAGCGTCACTGCCACAGTGGTGCTGTATATGGCTTGCCGCTGCTGACGCATGAACTGACTGATGATATCGTCAAATGGGCTGAATCCGGCGCCTGCGCCAAAGGGGAAATTGTGCACATGTGGTGCTGGATTGTCATATTGAGCACGTTTTTCTGGGTCACCCAGCACATCATAAGCCTGCTGTATTTCCTGGAAACGCGCCGTATCACCACCACGGTCTGGATGATGCTGGGCTGCTAGCCGACGATAGGCTCGTTTGATATCTTCGGGAGTGGCGTTTTTGGCTACCCCCAATGTGGCATAATGGTCCATTAAGTGATCATAGCACTAAACTAGTGCCCTGTCAATATTATTTGGCGGCGCCTTCTATCTTTTCTTTGGTTCGGCCGTATGCAGCGATACCCAGAACAGCACCCATGGCAATGTGGTACAGGCCAGCACCCTGCAGCGTCAAGGGCTGCCATTGACTGGTCACTTGTCCTTTGCTCATGGCTTGCAGCACACTCCAGAGTACAGGGAAAACCACAAAGTCAAAGAAGCAGGTCAGCATGTATAACCAACCCATGGCTGGACGCCATTTTTTGTTGATCCAGTCAGTGTTATCGTTCTTGACCAGTACATCTGCGCCGGTGGCAGCATTGTCGCCAGCTTGTGTGAGATTGGGCTGTTGCTGTGCAGGAGCACCCATTCCACCACTGAAGCCTGGATTGCCAAAACCTGCACTAGTTGTACTCTGAGTCATGGTCATGGTGGTGCTGCCAAATGTACCACCTGAGGGGAATTGTGGCACTGCAGGATCAGCAGCCAATGCAGCATGAGATTCATCGTCGGTGGCAAAGGGATTGCTTCCAGATTTTTTAGCTAATGGTATGGGCATGATTGTTCCTCTTATCGTATTCCAGCTTGTCTTTGCCAGGCCAGTAGGTCTTCATCCAGAATGTAAGTGCTCTTGGTTTTCAGGCCGGCTCTCTCTCGCCACTCATTTAGTACGCCGTCTCGTTGCATGCGATAGTCATGTGGGCTCAGTACAACTTTGCTTTTGATAACTTCAGGACTCAGGGGATAATTTTCACCGTCAATATCCACTTCCCAGTCATTTAAGTTCAGGCCAGTAAGTGTTTCCAAATCTTCTACAATTTCACACACTCGCTCAGGAACACTGGTGCGGCGATTAATTTCCACGAACACTAGGTATCTGCTATCGGCTATTTCACCAGGACTTACTTCACTATCAATAACCCAGTCATAGCCCTTTTCCAGCCATTCAACCAGGTCTTCACCCACAGCCTTTTGTTTGACTGTGAAACTCAGCACTACTAATCCGTCATCATCACCGATCTTGCTTTTGTATTTGTCTACTGCGACCACTGGAAGAATTTGATTTTCCATGTCCATAGGGTCTAAACTTTCATTCAACTGTTTCATGTTCTTGTCCTTAGACTGGTGGTAATCCACCTGCTGGCCCAGGTCCAGCTGGTAATGGCGGCAAGGGTCCGCCCATGGGAGCACCACCTGGCTGCTGAGCAGGCTGACCATTATCCTTCAGATCAGCCTTGTCATAGTCTTTGGCGTATGCTGAGTCTAGGTCTTCCAGGTCAATGGTTTGTTCAGCAATGTCCACACTGCCTTCGCGTATGTCATTCATCAACTGCTTGGGCATGCTGATATTAACCAGCCAGATGTGTCTGGTGATCATCTTGGGATAGTGAGTGCCGGGCTTGTAATCACTGGGCTCTTGAATCTGTATGGGAACTTTGATGCGAGTTTTCTTAAACTTAACATTGCAACCCAGAGGCAGCAATCTCTTGGCGCCACGTGGATCTGGCATCAGCTTCTCGGGCCACATGAATGTGCAGGCCACTTGATAACGTTTGACCACAGGTCCGTCAACCAACTCACCCAGCTTCCAGTTCTTGAAAGCATACAAATCAGCTTCATCCAGCACACGCTCAAAATCCAGCAGGGTACTCATGGTACCGTCACTGGTCATGATGCCCTTGATATTGTTGACTATTTCGGTCCACTCTGGACTATCTAAGAATGTATTCTTTTTGGTCATGATATCTTATTTATCATGGTACCCAGAAGATATGTTTTTGCACTAGAGCAAAAACAGGAGCAGAGCCTAATATTTATCAAAAGTTCCTGAGAAATAAGCAGTGCTGTCTGGCGTTAATTGCACCCGTAAATAGGTTTGCCAGCCAGTGAACTGGCATCTACTTAATCAGGAGGTTAACTTGGGTAGAAGAAAAAACGCTGCGTTACGCAGAGAACAAGAAGAAATCACCATGATATCAAATAGACACAACCACACATACTATCAAAAACACACGACAAAACCTGACTCAAACACCATTAATTTTACACCTCCCAAACAACGTAAACCCGTTGATCTAGTCCCCAAAACCATCAACCAAGAAAGCTACATCATAGCTCTGCAAAATCCTGACCGGGATGTTGTGGTGGTTAGCGGCCCTGCTGGAACAGGTAAGACCTACCTGGCCATGTTGGCAGCCATAAAAGCCATGCGCAACCGTGAGTGCGACAGAATTGTGCTCACCAGACCCGCAGTGGGAGTTGATGATGAGAAACACGGTTTCCTGCCCGGAGACCTAAATGCCAAGATGGAGCCCTGGACCAGGCCCCTGCTTGATGTGTTAAGAGAATTTTACACAGTCAAAGAAATTGAGTACATGCTGGCTGAACAAATAATTGAGATTGCGCCCCTGGCATTCATGCGGGGACGTACTTTCAAGCACAGCTGGATCATACTTGATGAGGCACAGAATGCCACACCCAGTCAAATAAAAATGCTGCTCACACGTATTGGAGTGGGCAGCAAGATTGTGGTGACTGGAGATGTGGAACAGGGCGACAGAAAGCGCCCTGATAACGGTCTCATGGACCTGGAACACAGACTAGAAACTAGCCAGGTTCCTGGCCTTGAACTTTGCCGCTTTGACAAACGTGATATTCAACGACACAGCATCATTGAACACGTACTTCGCGCATACCGAGATTAATCACTGGTAATAATCTCGTAAATCTGGGCCCAATTTTTCACTAGAGGAATTGGGCCTTTATAATGCATATTGAACCCATGTTCCATGATGATGGATTTCAGACCCATCTGAGCACCAGTTTCAGCATTTTCAACTTTGTCCTCAATCCAGAACAAGCCTGAATCACGATAGGGTTCCAGTGCACGGTCTTTGTCTGCACCGGTGGGCAAGCACACGATTTCCTCAAACACTGTTTCTCCGAACAGTTTGTTCAAGTTCATTTCGCGCAGACGTTGAGCATTACGATTGGTGCTCAAGCTTGTGATACAGTGGAACACGTAGCCATGTTCTTCGTGCAGTTTTTTCACATAGTGAATGGCATCACGCAAGGGCGGCAGAAAACCAATTGCTGCACTTTCATTGAACAACTTGATGAGTTTTTTGCCCTGTTCTCGGTCAATGTTGTAACGCTGACCAATATCGTAGATGCGATTGCCCAGCTCTACTGGTTTGTGCCCATGTTCCTGAACCCAGATATCAAAGGCCCATTCCCAGTTGCAAAGGACACCGTCGCAATCAACCAGGATTGTTTTGTTTTCCATGACTGGCGTTTACCTTTATGAGATTTTCAATCAATTCGGGATACACTTCACGATAGTATTCAGTCAACCGGTCAAAGTCCGTGTCAACTGCCTTGCCCTCAATGATGCACTTGACCACCTGCCGTTCAGCGTAATCAATGATCACATTGCAGGTCTGCTGGTCGCTGGTGCGAATGCGCTTGCTCATGCCCACCTGCTCATCAATCTGGCCGCCAGGCTTGCGGAAATAGGTTACCAGTAAGTATCGCATCAGTCACGGTCCATGTCACTGGCTTCGCGGATCAGGGCCACTAGGTCATCTAGTGAAGTGACTAGAATTTTAGCCGAACTCCAATCCTCATCCTTGTTGCGGCCGCTGATTTCCAGCATGTAGCCATTGTCGTACATATAGATATTAAAATTGTCACTGACCTTAACCAGTTTGTCACTGATTTTAGTAACGGGTGTTTTCTTTGCCATTTTGTTCCTCATTGTGTTAGTTCAATTAATGTTGCTGCCAGGCTGATTTCAGGGATGCCCACCAGACTCAGGTTAGCCAAACCGTTGCGAATGGTGATGATGGCAGCATCCTTACGGGCTGCATCTTGCCCCCACAAGTCCAGATTCTGATACATCCAGCGATAGATATCCTCAATGCGACTGGGGTTCAGGCTCAAGAATTGCAGCAGTTGTTGACGGCCAGCCATGATCTGCCCAGCTTTAAACAACTCTGTGATTTCAACCAGCATGGCATCCTGGTCGCTCACACTGTTCTGCACAGGCAGCAAGCGCCCAGTGCTGCTGTTCACTTGCAATTGATTCAGACATTTGCGCAAGTCTGGATAGGTCGCTGCCACATAAGTATCTAGCACATCCAGATCAAACTCTACGTTTTCACTGACCAGCACAGTGGCGGCACGGGCTGTGAACTCAGTGCGATCAGTCTTGGTCACATTGAATTCATGACAACGACTTTTTAGTGCTGGAATAATGCGATGAGCATAGTTGCAAGTCAGAATGAATCTGGCTGTACTGTGATAGGCTTCCATGTCATTGCGCAAACTGGCTTGCGCGGCTGGACTCAGATAGTCAGCCTCGTCCAGCAGCACTACCTTAAACTTGCCAAAGGGCATGGTCTGTACGAAGCCCAGGATGCGATCACGCACCACATCCACGCTGTTTTCACGACTGGCGTTGATTTCTAGTACATCATAGTCCTCAATGCCCAGCTCGTTGATCAAGACCTTGGCCAGAGTGGTCTTGCCAGTTCCGGCTTCACCACTCAAGAGCAAGTGAGGGATGCTTTCATCCCGTATCCAGCCCATGACTTGTTCACGCTGCCGGTCGTCAACGAACACATATTCACTGACGCTACGAGGGCGATAGGCTTCTACCCAGAGACGGTTTTTCATTCTTTTTTATCACCAAAAAGTTGTAACAACGACAAGAAGATATTAATAAAATCCAGGTACAATGTCAATGCTCCCAGTACTTCGGCTTTACCATCACTGTCACGCACACTGACCATTTCACGGATCTGCTGTGTATCATAGGCAGTCAAACCAGTAAAAATCAGGATGGCCAGAGCACTGATCACCATCTGGAACACACTGCTGCCGATGAATATGTTGATTATACTAGCAATCACAATACCAATCAAGCCAATAAACAAGAATTGTCCCAAACTGGTCAAGTCCCTTTTGGTAAAGTAGCCGTAGAAGCTCATTACACCAAAAATCACGGCACCGCCCATGAAGGCACTAAAGATGCTGCCCATCTGGTACACTGCAAAAATGGTGGCAAAACTCAGGCCCATCAAGGCAGCAAAGGCGTGCAACACCAGCTGTGCACCAGTACGACCAATTCCACTATTGATCAGAACTGGAACCAGAAACACAAACACCAGGGGTGCGAAAATCACCAGCCATCGTTGCCAGCCACCAAAAAAGAAACTCATGGCTTCTGGGCTGGTGCCCACCAGATAGCTCACCAGCATGCTCACAACTACAGCCAGGCTCATGTGCTTGTAGACACAGGCCATGGCAGTGTTGATTTCGCCAGCAGTTCTATACTCTACAGCAGAATCAAAATGTGTATACATATTATCTCCTTAACATTTCAATGGTTACGATTTCACCCACACGCTTGCCCAGGTCTTGTTCCTCAGTGATCACGTGTAGGGCGTGACTGGTTTCATCCCGCTTGCGGTCATAACTGTGGTATTCCACAATGTAACCGCCGTTGGCCGGATACATGCTGAAGTCCAGACCGTTGCTTCGCAAGGAGCGTCCAGATGTAATTTTGCTGGAAATGGGCACATCAGCTACCACACACTCATCGTAGTTGTTGGCTTCGCGCACCCAGCGGGCCAGCATTCGTTTCACGAATCTCATTTTTGATATACCTTATCACTCATGGTGTCATCATTCACCGGCTGGTCCGTGACCATCAGAATGTCTTTGTTATCAACCTTGCGGATGGTTCGGCGCACACCGTCTGTGCCAATGATATCAATCCCACGAGTCCAGCGACCGTGATCAATCAGGATCCACTGATCCACTTGCACGTCCTGCTGGTCAGGACCCACAGCGTACACTCGGGCCCAGCGTGGACGGATACCGCTGTCACGACCGTCATCACCAGGCAAGATAATACCACTGGTTGTAGTGCGGAACTCAAAGTTCATGTCAGTGACCAGAACTGTAGTACCCAGAGGGCGCAATGCTTTGACTTCGGTGGCAAAAATGCCACGCTTTACTTTTTGTATGTCCATAAGTTATTCTACAACAGTTACACAGTTATGTAAATTGTTTTGGTTATTTTTCAGGATTAGGCAAATCGTCATCCAGGTCTGGATTGGCATGGTAAACCTCATCGGCCACTGTGGCTGGGGCTGGGGATGTACGCGGTTCAGCTGGCACAGGGACACTGGCAGTGGCAGGTTTAGCAGTGACATTGGGTCCTGGTTGGCTGCGGCGACTGGCGGCAGGATTCTGCATGGTACGCTCGTACATGACATTCACTCTGCGATTCACATCACTGATGACTTCATTGTTACTATCAATGATATCACCACGTGCATTCACGTTCATGTTGCCCACTGCACGAACTTTTTCATTTTTGGCTCGTAAAGCAGCCATGTCCAATGAACGACCCAGGGCGGTACGGTATAATTTTGACATAAAAACTCCTATTTGAGAAATTCTGTGATATCCAGATCGTAGTACATGCTGTTGACCTTGTGGACTCCCAGTAAGTACAAAGCATAGCTGGCAACACTACTGCCGCGGCCCACGCCCCATACAATGTTATTTACTCTCAGGGTATCAACCAAATATTTAAGGTATTGCAGTAGCGGCAGTAGGTCGCGTTCGGCATACAGCAACAACTCTTGCCCCACTCGCTGCCGTTCGGCATCAGTCTGACACTGATCCAGCAACCAGACTGCTATGTCCAACTGCTGATACTCAGCTGGCATATACCAGCTGGATTGTTGTTGCGTGTCAAAATCCTCAATTGTACCAGTGGGCGCTTCATAATAACCCAGATCAGGTACCTGCTCCAGTTCCAGATCCAGATCAATCTTGATCTGGTCGCTGACCAGTGCCTGCGAGATCCTGCGTTCAGGATCCTGCATGTAAAGATCCACCAGGTCTTGTTCTGTCAGAATGATTTGACCAAAATTATCTTGCCGCATGGGCACAGTTTAGCTGATATCAATCTTCTTGTCAATGTTCTGTCCGCCAGACTTTTTATTCCATTGCTCTTCCATGCGGCGGCTGTACTCTCCACGGTAGCTCTCCAGAACCATTTGCATCTGGCGAACCATATCGTGTTTGCCCATGCGAAAAGCCCATTGCAACCGATTGCTCATGGTGCTGATTTTTTCACTCAAGTTTTCAGTGGTTTCTTGACTTAGGTCTGGAATAAATGGATGTTGCATGATATTAACTGGTTAGGTTGGCTCTTTTCCAGATGGCTGTGTATCCATCATATGTGCCAGTGCACACATAAAGATATTGTCCATCTGTGCGTATGGCCCCTGGTGTGTCGCCCAGACTGCCAGTGGCATTGGGTACGCCCTGTGGTACTTGACTGAGTGCCAGTGTGTTGGTGACAGTAACTGCGCCAGTACTGCCCGAAACTGAGATGTTGTTGCCGGCCGCGATACTGGTGACACCAGTGTTACGCACTGTGGCAGTGCCCGAGGTGGCGATGGTGCCGTTTGACACAGCAAAGCCTTGGCCCTGTAGAATCACGCTGGTTACTGTGCCTGAACGGAATGCGTTGCTGGTTCTGGGTCGGTCCAGGGGCTGCACTTCAACTGTGGCACCCTGGGTGGTGCTGGTAAAATTGTAGTGCAATTGCGAGACATTTGCAGGAAATGTCACATAACCGCCCTGTCCCGAACCACTGTAATTTTCCAGTGTCTGGGTGCCAAAACACACCTGAGGCGGGAAATAAATGGCAGTTTGTGCAACATCTGGAGATTGGTTCACAATAACTTGTACGTTGCTTTGCACAGACTGCTGATTACTGGTGACGCTGGGCCACCCAGTGAAGCTAAGTTCTATGGGGCCAGTAGCTGTCATGTACTGCACATCTGCTGCACTGACATCCACCACCACTGTGCCCGAAAGATTGTTGCCTAAATTTCGTGTGGTATGTCTGAAGGTGCTGACTAGTGCATTGCTGATCAGTGTGCCAGCCATGTTGTTGTCCAGCGCGGTGTTGGCCAATGGAGCTTTGACCAGTGTCTTGTCCTGCAGATCAGTAATTTCCTGGCCAGCTTGATCCAGATTTTGAACCATATTTTGCCAGTTCAGTCTAAACTGTTCAGTGGTGTTTACTACCCCCACTACTGGGTAGTCTGTGTCTATGCCGCCAGTGTTGATTTTACTCATCAGTATGCACCCAGGCTGATTCTCTTCCAGATGGGCACTGTGCCCGTGGTGTAATTGGCGGTGCAGATGTACACGTAATTACTATCTGCACGAATGGCGCCTTGCAAATCTCCAGGTGCGCCATTGGCACTAGGTGCACTGCCATAAGTTATTCTGGTGCTCAAGCCAGTGCTGCTTATGACCACTGCCCCATTACTCTGATTCAAGCTGATGCCAGACCCAGCGATCAGGCTGGTTACGCCAGTGTTTTGTATGGTAATGGTGCCAGCGGTGGTTATGGGGCTGCCAGTCACGGACACGCCAGCACCTGAACCTGCTACAGCAACACTTGTTACTGTGCCTGACCCGGGTCCTTGTGGAATTCTGGGGCGGTCTAGTGGTTGCACCTCAATGTTGGTGCCACAATCTATGGTAGTGAAATTATAATGCAATCTGGTTACACCCACTGGCACAGTGGCTGAACCACCTTGACCGCTGCCAGTATAGTTTTCCAGCGTGGTCAAGCCGTCAGTGACATTGTTGGGAAACCCTATGCTCCAGTTTGCTGCACTATTGCTTACGCTCAGAATCAATTGAACATTGCTCTGTGTGCCAGCTGGGGCCCACTTGCTGAAATTTAAATTGACATTGCCTGAAATACTGGCGTACTGTACATCGCCTGCAGTTACATCAATGTTTATGGTTCCGGTTACATTGTCGCCTAAATTGTAGGTAGTAGCACGGAAATTTTGAGTCAGGGCATTACTAATTAAAGTATTGGCCATGTCATTATTAAGCGGCACATCTACTAGTGCGCTTTTTACCACAGCTTTTTGTTGTAGATCAGTTATTTCTTGACCGGCAGTGTCTAGGTTTGTTTTGATTGCACTGAAATTGTCGCGAAAGCCCTGGCTGTTGTTGTTAACACCAGGAACGGGAAACGCCACATCAATGGAACCTGTATCTATTGCACTCATATTTTATCCAGTTTAGTATTTATGTGTTGCCCACAGTGGGTAGGATAGTTTTCCTGGGGAAGTAAATGTAACTGTTCTCACTATCACCCACTACACCACCACTGGGTAGTGTGGTCCATATGGGTGCTGTACTGGTACCGCCCTCAAATCCAGATGTCAATGCACGGTTGACTTCAAATCGGTCTATCTGGAAATCCACTTGATTTATATAACGACCCTGTGCTGCCATGTATGCATTTATATTGCCGGCTACTGTTTGTCCGTAACCTGGTTTCACATAGCAGAGCACAAAAGCCTGCTTATAACCCAGCGTGCTACCATCTGCTTGTTGGCTAGTCATCCATAATGGCAACAAACTGCTGTCATTGATAAATCCTATAGCCTGGCCAATTTGTAATCTCATGTTGGTTAAACTGTTAGGATACAGCACTCTGGCAGTTTGGGTAGCTGAACTAGTATTGACTGGGCGGCTGAACACCAACTGGGCATTGGGCGACAGAGTTTGTGACACTGTTACCTCAATCGTGTTGGTCACTGTGTCCACAGCAGTGACCACTGGTGGCGCATCATTAACATCAGGTAACACGCCCGAGCCAGTCATGACCATGCCCACTGCCAATCCTGTGACATTATTCACCACTATAGTAGTTCCTGTCACATTCACAGCAATCTTGACCACGGGTTCAGGATCATAATAAGTTTGGCTGTCGTACAGTGTGGTACTGGCAGTAAAATAGGGTACATTGTCAATCTTGATGGGGCGTGGCCAGGTGATTTGCTTGCTGATGCTCACACCCTGGCTATTCACCAAATTATCCATAACTTCACTGTATACTGCTTCATACACAATTTCGTTATTGCCATCACGAGCCACTGCCCAGGTCACGGGGCCCAGAGTTATATTTCTCCAGTAATGATTTTCAGTCACTGCAGCAATGTATTCGGCATAAAAATCAGCTGCCGCCACACTGGGCACACCGTACATGTGCTGATACACTATGGCAGTAGCTCGGCCAAAGTAAGGATCTGTAGGTCGGTAAACAGCATCAGGTGGTACCAGAGTAGTATCATCCAGCATGCCCAACACAAAATCACGATCTACGGGCTCCACCAAAGCCTTGATATACAAATTGTCATAGGGTAGCGGCCACTTTTGATAGGTCACAAGATTAAATGTACGTGTGCTATTGATTTCTTCAAACCCTGGCTCTGGACAAAACGCTTGTACTGTAAAACTGTAATGGGTGCTGGTTCCCACAGGTGTCACAGTGTCAGCAGGCTCAAATGCCAGGCGCCCAGTGATATCGCCACTGGATTTAAACACTAGATTATCGGGCAAATCGCTCACAGTGGGGCTGGTCCAGTTTATCAAATTGGCGGTGGTAAATATGCTGCCAGCCACACCGCATGCCCAGAATTCTGATCCATAGGCTATGACGTTGTACAAATCATTGACTGTGCGTCCGTCTTGAACAGTCCAGTTAACGCCATCATTCGCACTGGTAAGTATTGCACCAGAGCTACCCACAATCACAATATTGCCTGTTGAGTATGCCACGCTGGCATAATCATAGTTGGTAAAAACATTGTTTTGTGTCCAGCCAGAACTATTTGTGATGTTGGTGGCACGAACAATTATTCCCAGGTCTCCCACTATTATCCAAGCAGAACCAGTATAGGTAATGGATTTCAAATCATTTACGATACTATTAGATACATCTGTCCAGGTGATGCCATCTGCACTGTATAACACTGTTCCTCGTGCACCCACTGCAACAAAACGTTCTGATCCCGGAGCGCCAGCATAGATGACATTGTATAAATCGTCAGATGAACCTGTGGCATACTGAGTCCAGTTTACGCCATCCAGTGATCGCATGCTGAATCCAGCAGTGCCCACAGCCACGTACACTGGTGATACTGCACTGTCATTGAATGTGACGCTGTATACATTATCGGGTAGACCAGGTGCATAATTGTACAACCAGCTGGTGCCATCTCCACTGCTAGCAAACACTCCACGCCCACTGGGATCCTGACCCACTACCACAGTTGTGCCTGGTGTAGTATAGGGATTGTAAACCGAACCCCATATACTGAACTGTAAACCAGTCAACAATGTTTGTGTGCTACTCTGCCATTCAGAACCTGAACTGTTGCTGTAAACATAACCACCCAATTCACCAAAGCTATAAAACTGATTGTCAGTGCGCACGATTGAATATAAATTACTGGTAAATTGATTGCCCACTATTCTGTATTGCAGTGGTTTACCAGACACACTTTCAGCTTTTACATTGAAAACACTTGTGTCGCCGTTATTGATGGTACCCAGATCACTGTCAGTGAGCCAGTTGATACGAACATCAATATTGTTCACAATGGTTATACTGAATTTAAAATTCTGACTGCGAACGCTGGGATTAGATAATTTATATGCACTGATTAAAAAGTTATATGTGTCTAGGCTGGGTATGGAGCTAGAGGCTATGGTACCAGTGACCCATCCAGTGGCTGCATCAAAACTCAATCCTATATTACTGAAGGTGTTGGCAGGCAGTAGATCATAGCCAATGGCATCTCCATCAAAATCATAACCTAGAAATCGGAACACAAAATAATTGTCACTGGTTATATTACCTAGATCGCCATTATTGTAGTAATTGTAGTCAGGATTAGCAGGGTCAATGAACAATGTCAGTGGCCGAGTGTTTAAGATTGTGGGTTCTCGTCCCACAAAACCCGATATAGTCTGCTGATTTTGCACACTAATGCTGAACTGCCCCAAACTTTCTCCGCTGGCGCTGCGCACACGCAGTGTAAATGTGTATATCTTGGTGGTGGGAGCGCCTGAAGCAGTAACTGGGGGTTGTGCGTATCCACGTATTACACCATCTGTGGTGATTTCCAAGCCTGGTGGCAAATTACCTGCAGCCAGTGTTATTACTGCACTGGTACCAGGATCCGGGTTAGCATATAATACTTGATAATCAACCCAGCGGCTGTCTAGTATTGACAGTAATGTTGAACCGCTAGCGGCAATAAAACTGGGAGTCGTGGTGCCGCTTATGCTCAGCGTGAATGTTCGGTCTCTGAAACTTACTTGTTGACCTAAACCATCAAGTTCCTGAGCACGAACTGTGAACTCGCTGGTGGTGATTTCACTGACTTGTCCAGGAGTTCCTGAAATTAAACCAGTGCTGCTCAGGGTAAGAGGACTGTTTATATTGTTGCTAGCAGGCAAGTTACCATTTAGCAACGTATAAACAATAGTATTGCCAATAACGCTGGGAGCAGCTTCTAATTGTATGCTCAAGGCGCTTAATTCTACATATCCACCCAGACCGCTGTCAGTGACCCACTGAGTATTATTAACTGTTAGGGTGAATACTCTGGGATTGGTGGTTGCACCTGAGCCAGTTATCTCGGTGGCACTGATTATAAAGCCATAAACGGTGGCAACAGCAACAAAATCAGGAGTAGCAGTTAACTGTCCCACAAATGTTCCTGGCACGGGTTCCAGTGTGGTCAGACGGTAGGATCCTGGAGGCCATGCGCCCGCAACCTGGTATACCAGTTTACCACCCAGGGTGGTTGTGGCTTGGAAATTAAAAACAAAAGTTTGCTGCTGAGTATATGTTCCAATACTTCCTGCTGGTGTTACCCATGCTGACATTTATAATCCTCGCAAGGCTTGTAGAGCCTGTTCGTAATGATGTTGGCGATCAGCCAGGCCTATTGTGCCACCATTAATGCGTTTGGTCAGGGTAACAAAATCACCGCTGTCACAATACTTGTTCAGGTCGTTCATGTCCCAGAACCAACCTGCACTACTGACTGCACCACTGGGAGTTTCTAAATAGGCTACTGTGTCGTCAATACTCATTTCAAGGCCCTCAGCGAATCGGGTGTAATTGTGACGTCCAGTAAGTTGTATTAGGCCGCGACCGCGGAATTTCCAGCCATCGCCACTGTTTTCATCTCCATTGCCCATACGATTGGCATACACGCGGTTGGCGATACGTTCGGGTTTGCGTTCATACTGCTTGGCCAAGTCTTCAGTAGGAAAATATTTCTTGAAGGTGCCCATGAGGCCCTTGGCACTGTAATTGAGATTTTCTTGAACAAAGTTAAACCCACCACTTTCATGTGCAATCTGAGCAAGAAAAGCTGCCAGACGGGCAGGGTTACTGGTCATTTCGTAGTATTCCACTGTGTCATTCAAGGGTACTATGAATTTTTCCAGTACACTGGCTTTGGTCTTGGGGCATATTTGTTGCAATAACTGTACTGTAATCATGATGTTCCTTTAATTTAGATCCTGCCAGACTGACAATACTCCATTATAAACCTGCAGCTTGCCTGTCACACTGTTGTAGTAAACAGTGCCTCCAGCTGGACTGGTGGGTGCACTGGTTTGTGGAGTAAATAAAACTCTGGGAGCCGTGGCATAATTGGCAAATGAACCTGTGTTGGCTGACAGACTAGGTGTATTTAGGGACACATTGGCATTTACAGTGCGAGCTACAACATCAAGGCTGAAATTTCCACGACTGGATTCAATGTTGGTCACAGTTAGAGCGTTACTGACATTGGCATTGGTAAAAGTTGCACTAGCTCCAGTCACTGTGGTATTTGCTGCCAGGCTGCCAACTACAGTGCTACCGAACACGTTCAAGAAATTCAAATTGCCTAGTTCAGTGATGTTGGCCTGCGTTCCGTTGACCACATTCAACGCCGAACTAGCCGTGCCAGTAAGATTGCCTGCTATGTTGGCGGAAATTAGGGTACCACCAGTAAATGTAAGATTGGTACCATTGTAACTAAGATTACTAGAACCAGTACTGACACCGTTAGCAGCATAATAAATCACTGTGTTAGCCAGTGAGTTAGCAATAAGGTTACCTGATAGATTACCAGTGACTCGTATGGCACTAATATTGCCTGAGAAACTGGCATTGGCGCCAGATATATTTCCAGATGCGGTCAGTGTTGACACAGTGGTAGAGTTAGCAGACAGATTGGTAAAAATACCATTGGCAATGTTACTATCGGCACTGTTTATTTGTGCTGAATTCACTGCTGGCACAATCAGTTTGCTGAGTGCCGTGTCATAATAAAAAACACTGGTTCCAGTGATGGTGCCATTGGGGTTACTAAACTGTATGGCACCATTACCACCCACTGCATTGATGTTGCCATTCACCTGCCCATGAGTCAGAACAATGTTACCATTGGTAAGTGTTATGTTGGCATTGGCGCTAATAATACTGTTGCCATTTATAGTTAAACTATTGGCCACAGTAAGATTATACAGACTGCTATTTGCATTGGTATTGCTGCTTATTTCTAGCAATAATGTAGCAGTGCTATTGGGGATGACTACCGTACTGCCATCCATGGTGCCACCAATAGAACTTACACTGAGTGTGTTGCTTCTGACTCGTAGACTGTTAAAGGTGTTGGTGACTGTGACATTACCAACTCCATTGGCTGGCGACACTGAAATGCCAGCACCTGCTGCTATCTGAGCAACATTGGCATTGGCTGCTGCACCAGCAAATAATTGTGTAAAATTATTCTGTGTGATGACGAACGCATCACGAATGGTGTTTGCTAACGGATCGTCAGGAAAGGAGCCGTAGTTGATATTTTCTTGAGCCATGATTTTTTCCAGTTTCTACAGTATTTATCATGGCTGGGATTTGTTGGGTGCGGGTTATTTTTTAGATTTCGTAGCAGGTTCTAATGCTGCGGGTGCTGACTGTGCTGCTGCAATTTGCTGATCAACCTGTGTCTGAATACTGCTTATGATGGCCACCACTTCATGGTAGGGCTTTTCACCCAGGCAACGCCCGATGTAAGCTATTTGATCTGCTGTAAGTTGTATGTTAAAGTTCATGTGTTTCTCCTGTAGAATATTTAAGACGGCTACCGTTACCAATAAAAAAAATCCCAGGAGAAATGAATTCTCCTGGGACAGGGCATAGCAGCTGGATCTTATTAGTTTATACCGGCCAGTTTTCTTAGTTGTTCCGCTATGCTAAACTCGGCGTCAGTGGTTTCTTCTTTAGTGACCACTGCAGTACTGGGCAGCACTGTTTGATCACGCTTGATATTGTTCAAGCCACCACTGATAACTTTGGTCATGAAGTCCATGTCAGTCTGGAACTGCTCATCTTCACTGTGACCTGCGGGGCTATTGGCCCATTCGTTTAGTTCTTCACCCTCAGCAACACCTTGTGCGGCTTTTTGAGCCTGTATTTTTCTAAGTTGCGCTTGACTGAAGCCCATGCCAGAGGCGGCTTTTTGTGCTGCTGCTGTTTTCTCTCTATCTCTAGCTTTTTGAGTATAATCTCTGAATTTATCCATTTGTTTTGATGCTGCTTTAGCAAGTGATAATCTCATATCAGATGGTAGCTCATCACTCTGAAGTGCTGCATCTCTTTTGGCTTGTGCTGCATCATAAGCTCTGCCTGTTAGAGCCGAACTAATCTCACTTAGATGTTCTTCATCATGTGCTTCACACACATGATCTGCTTCCATCATGGCGCCGCAACTTTCGCATGTATCTGAACCCTCGCTCACAGCCACATTGTCATCATCATTGGTATGATTGTCAGCGGCGTATGCAGTAGCAAGCGCAGCGTCACGATTGGCTTCACTGCTCAGTGCCATGCTATCTTCTTCACTCTGGGCATCTTCTTTCACATCATCTGTGTCAAATGTTTGACCAAAGGCCTGGAATTTATCTTTGCCAGACTTTTCAGCTTTGGCGTCCTGTTGTTTGATCCACTCTCCGCGGCTCACTTCTTCAAGGTCCGCCTCTTCAACCTTGCTCAGTGGGCTCATATGGCTGTCCCCGGAACTGGCTGCTTCAGTTTGACCTTCCATGGCACGCTCTTCGGCATAGTCAGGTCCCATACGAGCACCCAGCATGCGCTTGATGAAATCTAGATCGCCACCACTGGTGTCGCTCTGTTGGTCATGAGACAGTTGATCCTGAACATCGCCAGGAGCTACTGGAATCACCTCAATGGCATGAGCACCATCATCGCCAGCCACACTCATGGGGCTACTCTTGGGAGCCATGCCCAGCAGAGCTGCCAGTGCCTTGACAATATCGTTGCCTTCCATACCAGCTGGTTCATCCCCGCATTCTTCAACCTTCTCGGGTTGCTTGTGCTGTTGTGGCATGTCGCCTTCAACCAACATGCTGGCCAGCTGAGCTTCCCAGCTTTCCATCTGAACGTCACTCTCACCCAGCTTCTTACCAGCTGCGGCTGCTTTCTGGAACTTTTCTTTTCCGTACTTTTTGCGACCGATAGCGGCTGCAACTGCTTCTGGATCTTCAGCACTGCCGCCCTTCTTGATTGCGGCTACAGTTTTCTTGAAGCCCATGTATTTTTCATCTAGTTTCTTGTTGTCCATGTTTGCATCCTCGGCCAGTCCTTCGGCCATTCCTTCTGAACTTTGACGCAGGCTGCGCTCTAGGGCACTTTCTGCCATGTCATCTTCTCGCATTCCTAACTTACTCTTTACTGCACCAGCCAGTTTTGCACCAGCATCGTAGGCACGGTCAGTGACTGCGGCTATAGGGTCAACACTGAAAGGTGTTGGAGCAGGAGTTTGTGTAACTGCTGGCTTATGAGCAAATGGTTTGGTTGTATCTGGATACAACTGGCGATGGCGGTCACCAGTGGTGTCTGTGGGTTTGAAGCCTTCCATGGCACTAGCATCTTCCATGTAGCATTCTTCTACATGCTTGCGCAATTCTTCCAGTGGGCCGTGCCAGACTTTGTAAGGGATACGGCCTTCTTTGAAGTAATGATCACACAGGGCTTCGTACATGTTTTCATCCATGCCCCAACCTTCTTGACACATCTTGTGCTCATGTGGGAAACGTCCCATCAGTTCTTCAAAAGTGTAGCCTTCTAACAGTGTTTGTCCTGTACTTTCAACGCTTTCTTCAATGCTTTCTTTCTTGTGACTCTCGTAGCCCTTGTTTTTCATGTAATGTGCCAGTGCCCAGGGGTTGTCAATCTCCTTGTGCTTCTTCATGGCTTTCACAGTGCCTTCCCAACCTTTGGGGGCAGCCTCTTCTACTTTGTCATCATCTTTGGTGTGCTGCTTGAGCAATTCAATGCATTCTTCACGATTGGCCAAACCGCCTTCGCCGTCACGAACACAACTCTTTTCCAGTCCTTGCTGCTTGCAATGCTTGATGATTTCAGCATCACTCATGTCCTCAAACTTTGCGTCATCTTCGCCCAGCACACTCACTTGTTTTTGTTGTACTGCTTTTTGTAGTGCAGCCTTGAGTGGGTCTTGTGGGTTCTTGAAATCTACTACAGCAGCGCCCATTTGTTGACCAGGACGGGCTTGTGTGCCAGCAGCACCTGGTTGTGCTGTAGTAGAAGTGCCAGTTCCAGCAACCTTGGGAACTGCCAATTGGCTGGGATCAAGTGCCACTTCAGCAATTTGGGCACTCTCGGCAATCATGTTGGCTTGAACATGTTCCATCCAGTCCTTGAGTTTGTGCTTCTTGCCGGGCTTGCCAGGCAGTTTGCCACTGGGCAAGTTACCAATCATGAAACTCTGCAAGTCTTTGGCAAAGTCATAGGTCTTTACATCACCAGTTTCGCTATCAGCGTGCTTCTTGGGACGACCACGGCCACGCTTGACCACTGCTTTGACTTTCTTGCCTTCATCATCTTCATCATCCTTGCGACCATAACCACCGGGTTCTGCCTTGTGAATGCGACCAGTCTTAGTGTGCTTGACTGCTTCTTCTATTTCGGCTTCTTCAACCTTGTCCTTTTTCTTGGCACGCAGTGCTTTGAAATCGGCACCAGTGATTTTGCCCTTGGGTTCAGCTACGTCAATGCGCTCTTGATTGCCAGGTAGGTCTCGGGCTTCTTCAACTTCTTTCTTATCTGCAAAGGCACCAGTTTTCTTTTGCACCTTAGGAGCGGGTTTAGTGGGCTCTATGCGACTGCGAACACCAGGCTGTGGGTTCATGGTTCTCTTGGCAGGGGCGGCGGTGGGCTTGGCATCTTTTGCTGGCACAATGGCTTCTTCCACATGCTTTACTGATTCAAGTATACTTTCTATTTTCATGTTGGGTCCTTGATTATTTTCTAGCAGCACTTGCGCCAGTTTCTGGGCGTGGTGGTCTGTTGATCGTAGTCATAGGGCTCTTGTCATTGCCCGGCATCTTACGCATGTCTACTGCTGGCTTGGTCTTGGGAGCAGCATAAGGCATGTCTATCTTGTCTTTTTCAGCATCTTTCATGATGCGTGGCAAATATTGCTCGCCATATTCTTTAGCAGCTTCCTTGCCATTATCTTCCAGTTCTTCGTGTGTCAGGACTGGCGTATGACTAGCCTGATTGGCATACTTTTCGGTTTCCTGATTGATGCTGTCATCATAGTCTGCCTGAATCATTCTGACCAGATTCTCATCATAATTCAGCAAACGAGCCAGTTGTTTGACCATGGGCTCAACTGCTGGATACTTGAATTCAGCATCAATGATGGTCACACTCTGATTCTCAAGGCCTGGAAATCCATAGGGCTCTTTTTGAATGGGAGTGCTCTTGGGTGCACTGATCTTGACTGGATCAAACTTTTGCAAGTTCATCATGAACATGTCAAGCCAGTTCTTGTCTGGGTTGCCAGCAATCTTGATTTTATAGTGGTAAGTGCGAACACTTTCCATTAGGTATTGACGAAATGGTTTCATACGTATTTTCCCGATACATTTATTTATCTTTTTCAGCGTTTTTGGCCTGTGCCACCAACTGCCGCAATAGTTCATTACGATCTATAACTTGTGCTTGCCCCAGGGGTGTTTCAGCCGTACCAGCTTTTTCTGCCGCTTGAGCCAACTTGCGTTCTAATTCAGCCTTCTTTAGTTGTAGGTCAATCATGCGCAGTTTCTTGTTGACTTTGGCTGTCTTGGCTGTGATGGCATGTCCCAGCATGCTACTAGCACTGTTGAATATTTCAGCACTGAATCTGCTGTCCACCTGCATGCCCAAATCCATAAGATTGTTGAATGCCTCTTTGGCTAGACTGCTGAGGTCATCCATCTCCTGATCAGTGCTCTCAAGCCCCTTTACTTGTGGCAGTGCCAGTTCTACCTTCTCTATTGTGGCCAGTGTTTCAGGATTGATGATGCCTGTTTCGGCATCAGGGACTGGATCTGGTAGTATTTGTTCTGCAGGCTCATCGCCATCAAGACCAAACAATTCTTCTAATTTGCGAGTCATAGTAGATATTTATTTTGGTTATCTACGACCGTTGTAAAAGATTTGATCTTCAGTGATAACTCTGAATGTGACGCCTATTCTTTTGCAATAGGCTTGTGCAGCCTGCCATTTGGCATGATTTAACGCAACTGCCATACGATCACGTGCACTGGTGATTTTTTCTTCTATAACAGTTTGTTTCTTAGGTTTGATTTCTACAACTTCACTGACCACTCGTCCCGTACGGTCTTGATAGACTATGAAAAAATCAGGTATATAAACTGTTTGTTTGCCAGTGAAGGGATTGCGATAGGGTATGCTGATGGCTTCGCTGGCCCAGTTTACTATTTTATCATTGCTGTCACAGAACCGCATGAACGTCAGTTCCCAACCACTACGATATCTGGGCTTGCCCTTGCCCACATATTTTTGTGGGTTTTGGACTTCGTAAATTCCCTGTGCCCACTTAGCCATGATGTTATTGCACGATGTTGCGTGCTACAGTTTGGTTGGGAGCTTTGACCTGGTTTACACCATAGAGCACAGTTTTGTTACTTACACTGTTAAGGTAGTAGGCCATGGTCAGGCTTACTTTCAGTCGGTCACTGCCCTCAAATGTTTGCAACAAATCAAGCACTGGCACTTGTGTTATATTACTGATACGGAATAGAGTGTCAGTGAAACTTTTGGCCACTCGCTCACTGCTAGTGTAACCGGTGAAAAAACTGCGGACCACTTCATAAGTATCAGCATTTACAGCCAAATCAAGGTTGTAAAACTGATCAAATATTCTGACGGTATAGTCTATGCTGGGATTTTGTGCCATGATACAGTATTTATGGACCTGATATGGGGTCGTTGGGAGGTACACTCACTGGCTCACTATTGGGTGTGGCTATTCGGGTGTTATTGACATTCTGACTGACAGTGTTGCTCTGCCCACCAGGTGTGGGGAAATTGAATATGTTTCGTGCGCTGGCTGGATTCTGTATGGCACCGATGACGCCACCCACAACTTCACGCTTGGCAGTTTGCAGTATGTCTTGAGGATTCTTAAAGGTTCGTGCAAGACGACCAGACTTTTGCAGTGCACCCAGTATGTTGGGAGGATTATTACTCAAATCGTTAACAATACCCAGCCCAGCATCTACTAGGCCACCAGGACCAGTAATGGTCTTGTTGTTGCCCGGACGATTGATAGGACTGAGTTCAGTATCATACACGCCCTGCTCAGCAAATCTCTTGACCAGTGAACCAGGATTCTGACCGTTAAAGGATCCTTCGTAATACTTGACATTTTCAAAACGAATGGTCATCTGATGTTCCATGGTACCATCACGACTATAGTAATCGTACTGGTCATGGGCAAAACTTTCTATTACTGGATTAATCAACTGATATTCAGCAAAATTATGCTGATTGAAGCCGTAGATTCTGATGGTTCTAAAGAATGGAGCCTTGCCATTCCACAGTCCAGCGGCAGTGTTGTTGTATTCACCCACATAACCATAACCCTGTTCATTACTGATGTCAGCAGAATAGGTGTTTTTCTTGGTTAAAATGCTGGCCGCTTTTTCCACATCCGGAGGACTACCACTGGAGGTTTCACTCACAGGATTGTTCGTATCATTATAGTAATAAGAATAATAGGCGTGCCACAGATGCCTGATCTGATTGGCATTGTCGTCGTGGAACACCACACGTATGGGTTCGTAGTTAATTTTAGTTTGTACCAATCGCTTGCGATTGTACTGATTCATTTCTGCCAGACTGATATTGAACTTGGGCAGGTCAATGTTCTTGACCAGCAGGCCATGATTCACAGTCTGTGATAATACTTGCTGTTGATTTACACTAAGACCTGTGCTTAGATCAAAATAAACATGAAACAACCACTTGAACTTGGGCGCATTGCCGAAGTAATTGGTGTTGAATGTTTTAGCTGCGTGCTTGTAATCTTTAACATTAGGGGAGCCGAGAAAACCATTCACGACTCCCCTTAAAAATGGGTTAGTTAGCGCCATTTACGCTCCAGTGTTAAGGTTGCTGACCAATACCACTTACGTTGTCGGACTGATCTGCACCGCGGCGACCCACAGCAACACCGATACCGTATGCAGGACCTTCACCATCCAGAGGAGTCTGAGTGGCATTGTCAAAGCGGATGCTCAGAGTGATCTGCATGGCTGTATTTTCACCGTAGTTCAGTGTGTTGTAGTTGGCACTGGCCACATAGCAGCCATAGAATTCCCAACTTTCCAGGATGTTGGGAGTGGCAACTCCGCGAGCACCGTCTAGGACCTGACATACAGTTTTGAACTTGTATGCACTACCAGCGGCAGCACTTGCTTGTTCTTGGAAATCAAATTGCTTTTGAATTTGTTCGCCAATCAGGGCAGCCACACTACCAGTCGCATCATCACGAATATTCAGTGTCAGAGCTTCCCAGGTGGGCTTACCAGCCAGATACACTCTGCTGTTATAAATTTCCAGAGGAATTTCAGGAAAACTCAAGTTGGGGCGTGTAAAATCCACAACCTGTCGGGTCAGTTCAGTGGTATTGGGATTTACACCAAAATTACTGAATAACACACGGAATCTATACGCAAGTTTGGGCATCAGTAGGCCCTGAGCATCTGTGGTTCCATCACTTGATGCTGGGACTGACATTCTTGCAATTGAACTGAAAGCCATTGTTTATCTCCTTATCTTTATTTATCACAGGCGGAGGCAGTGCCTCCGCTCTGTAAAATTATCCATTTTGTCCTAAACCAGCGATTTCACCTGTGTTCAAGATACGAACTGGAACATAGATAAATTCGGCAGCCTTCACGGGCTCAATTGCAACATCAACCCAGAGTTCGTTGCGATCAATACGAGCTGGTGTGTTGTTGCTTTCGTCACATACCACCAGGTAGTCGTAAACACCGCGCTTGCTCTGAACATCAGCCAGCAGTGTAGCCACTACACCACGTGCCTGACTGCGTGTGATGTTATCATTGGGTTCAAAGATAAACGGACGCAGAGCACGTTGCAGTTGCCAACGCAGATAGCAAACCAGACGAGCCACATTGGTTCTGTCCAGTGCACTTTGTGCGTCAAAACTGTTCTTGTTGCCATAGTTCAACAGACCGATGTTCTGGAAGAACGCAATGGGGTTGATGAAGTTGGTGTACTGAACATCACGCAGTTGCACTCGGTTCTTGGTGACAACAAACTCGCCACTGGCTGAATCAATATATCCAATGTTAGTAGCGTTGTCAATTATACCACGGCGCTGACCTGCAGGAGCGAACCAGGGATAAGCAACAGTGTCGTTGTAGATCATGGTACGTAAGATCATGTGACTGGGTGGTACTGCCACTTCGGCGCCAGTCAGGTCCGTAGTGATAGCACTGGGGTAGTACAATCCCATGTATGTGTCACGTGTGACCAGACCCTGTTCGCCTGTGCTTGTAGCACCAGCTGCATTGGTAGACCAGGCAATAATGTCATTGGCATTGTCTTCCAGTCTCATGGGTGTGTCGCCCAAGATGTAAGCAGTTTGATTGCGATCATTGTTTAGGGTGATCATGTTGGGCTGCAACTCAGGATAGTTGGGGCAAGCCATCAAGTTGAAGAATGTTTCTTCTTCACGCAACTCACTACTTGTGCTCACTGTACTGCGCATGGCTTGTACCACCATGTTGCGCTGAGCTTTACGGCCCATATAGGGAGCACCATTACTCATCAATCCACTCACTGATACCCAGGTGCTGGTTTCTTGTGGTAGAACCTGATCAGGGAAGTCAGTTGCATTGAAGTAATTCAGACGGAACTGCTTGACATTATAGCCACTGCGGCGTGTGTTGAACAGCAATGTGCCCTGTGGGTACAGATCAGGACTTGGGCAATCAGGTGCAGTGTAGTTGCTAGTCAGCAAGCTGGTGATGGTGGGCAGTGGATCAAACACTGGATCTGCAGTGCCATCACTATCCCAACGTGCATCAGCAAACACGATACCGTTTTCAGTCAATTGATCAGTGTTATCAATGGTGACCCACTGATCAACACCGTTTACTTCTTGCCAACGGCTGATAACTGGGTAGTTTTCCAGATCGTTGGTATCAATCCACAAATCACCATATACCAGTGGTGTGCCGTCACTTTGTGTAGTGGGTGCACTAGCACTGGTGATAGGACCATTGGGGTCTGTAGAAGGTGTTCCTGTCGCCTGTGGCAGACCATTACTGGCATAGCAGACATTGCGATATCCTTCCCATGAACCATTGTTATTGGTCATGATGTCCACTTGATTAACCACACTATAGAACCAATTGGTGTTGTTGGCAGGATACTGTGTGGGTGCTATGGGGTTAGGTACATAAGTCAGTGGCTCCCATGCGCTCAATTGTACACTGAATGCAGGAGTAGCCAGACCATCAACTAATACCACGCTGGTCACAGCACCGCCAGCTACACCAGTTACCTTGAGTGTGTAATTACCAGATTGCCAGGGGTTGGCACCAGTCACTGTCAAAATGTCGTTTAGCGCATAGCCAGTACCGCCACCAGCCACAGTAAATGTGGCTGAGTAACCAAATGTACTGACATTGAATGTGGCTCCTGTACCACCGCCACTACTAGATACACCAGTGAAGGACAGTGTTTTGTAGGGACCGTATTTGGCGCTGTTGGTGGAGCCCACAATGAATCCGGCGCTTGTCACAGGACTGTTGCTTGTGCCGCTGTCATCCATGATGATGACGCCGCCAGCAGTCTGTGTCAATACTATGGCACCAGTAGCACTTACTTCAGCCATGGTGTTGGGAATGGCCGCGGCAGTCCAAGCAGTGACAAAACTAGCTGCATTTAATGAACCACTAGCAGGCATTGTAACTGTGTAAGGACCGTCAAGTGTGCTGCTATTGGGTGCGCTCACATACACATCAAAAGATTTGTTGTTTGTGAATGTGGGGCTAGTATTGGTGCCCACAAAAGCTGATGCGCCTGAACTCACACGACGGAATAGTGTCAGTGGAGCAGCCAATGTTTCACCATCAAAACTGTATTGCATGTACAGCAGACCAGCTGCCAGATTTGCACCACCACCACTGGGATCCAGTGTGTTGTTCAGAACCCAGTCGCTGGGGCTAAATAGAGTATTAACCTTGGTAAATGTCTGACTGGCTGCGCTATAACGGCTGGATACCACATTGCTACCACTGTTGGCGGCATTGGTTTTTACCCATACACTACCAGTGGGACGTGGCTGACTGTCAGTGCTTCTCCACAAGGGTTGCTGAGCATTTGTACCGTAGAACAGTGCAGGTGCACGATATGTGGATGCAACAACGCCCAGATCATTCAGTACTCCAGCTGTACTACCTGAACCGATATTCACAGCGGTGCCCTGTAGACTGGAATATATTTCCAGTCGTCCATTGGCATTTGCAGCAGCAGTGATATGAGGTATGTTTGCTGCATTGATGGCGCTGGCCAATCCAGCCACAGTGTTGCTGGGGCTGCCAGGCACTGCCACTGTTGTACTATTGATAACGATGCTACCAGCAGTGATGGTCACAGGAGCTGCGGTGCCCAATACTGCAGGTAGGCTACTACGCCAGCCTTGACTGCCTAGTGCATGCCATACGTTATCAGGTGCCTTGCACCAGTAAGTGTGATATGTAGATGGGGCATCAGCACTTGATGTGATGTAACCTGCACTGTCGCACAGGAATGTCACTGCATAATCACCGATATTACCAATACTTTGGTTGGGTGTACCATAACTGTCAGCAATATCAGCTGGATCATTTATGATGATGGGAGTTTGCAGAGTAAACTGACCAGTAGTGGAGTTAAACTCAAAAATACCCCATGTAGAAGTTGTGGTATCTACCCAGTAGGTTCCATCATCAGGCTCTCCGCTGGGGCGACCAGTACGACCAATTAGACTGGCTAAATCAATATTGGCGCGAATTGCGTAAATCAGGTTTGTAGTGCCCAGAACACTATAAGCGGCCAGCAAGCCATACTCATTGAGTTCATAGCCCTGCAGGGGTGTGCCGTTAGTGGTCTTGTAGAAGAACGGATTTCCAAAGATATTGACCAGATCACGCTGACTGGTGATAGCATACAACTTGTTGGCATTGGCCGCGGTAGTTCCCGGAGCTACGCCGAGCCCGCTGGCGGTGGCTTTGTTTTGTGCTGTGGCCAGTACGATCATGGGTACTGAAGCTGGTGCGGCTGGAAGATACTGACTTTCATCAACGATTGTAACTTCTACGCCAGGAGAAACTAGTGCCATTTTTATTTTCCTTTATCTGTTATGTTGTGACCACTCCAAGGATCACTAACATTATTTATAAGAAAATCTAAAAAACAGCTGGTTATGGGTTCTACTAGTAGAGCTAGATAAATACCACATGAGTGACAGGCCACTATGCAAGGTATGTGGTAAAAATCCACGGGCACCTGCATATTATCGCAACGGGCGCCGATATTATCGGAGCCGCTGCAGCGGTTGTCGTAGTCGCAACCGCAATCTGCCCTTGCCTGTGCCCAAATGGAAGAAGGCTGGATACACGAAAAAAACCGCATGTGATATATGCGGTTTCAGAAGTAGCTATCCCAGTCAGATAGTTGTTTACCACATAGATGGCAACTTAAACAACAACGAACTGTATAACCTCAGAAGCATATGCCTATGCTGTGTTGAAGTGGTCAAGCGGAGATACTTGACCTGGCGTCCGGGTGATCTTGAAGTAGATCATTGATACTGCTGTACAGTTGATCTATAGATCCATTATTGCTTATGATCCGATCATAGGGAAGTACCACACTGCTGTATTCGCTGGCATGTACGTCAGGATATTGCTGCTGAAATGCTACAAAATCTGTACGAGCCAACTCTACCCATGCTGGGTCTGAGCCTCGCTGTACTCTCAGGGTGATGCCGCCCTGTCGCTTGACTGCTTGCAACTCGTTGGCAAATCTGCAGTCACTGATGACTACGTTATCGCGGGCATTGCGCAAGCGTGATTCCAGACTTGCAACCCAAATGTCATCATGAAATCCTGCCCGGCAAACTTCAGTGCCCCAATATTGCAGCACCCAACGCGGAGTCAGATTGTTTATGCCCAGACGGTATGCCCACCAAGTGTCCACTTGTTCACGCCATTCGCGGGCTTCTCGTGTACGACCCTCAAGCAGGGTACGATCCCAGCCAAACACACTGGCCACTGCATCTTTGAGACTGCCAGCCCAGCTTTCGCGGCGGAATCCGTGAAAATTAACCAGATAATCAGCAATAGTATCTTTGCCTGAACCAATCAGGCCTGAAATTCCAATAATCATGCTACTAGTGTAGCAGATTACGACGGGAATGTCAACAGTTAGCCTATGACCCAGGTCAAGGGCTGGCTCCAATCCTGATAACGCTTGAGTTCTTCTTCCAGTTGGGCAAAGCCTTCTTTGGCTTCGGCCTTCATCTGGCTACCATTGAGTGTGGTTCCGCCGCCAGGACCAGCCACTGTACTATATTTTTCACGGGCTTCACCTATGATCATCTTGCACTGGCACAGTGTCCAGCTGGTTATCCAGTTGGTACTGCCAGGATCACGCAACAGTGTTATTTCTGGTTTCAGATTGTAGCACCAGAGCAGCAGATGTTCACCTGTGCCCTTGAAGTCACGCACAAACTTGATCTCTTTGGTCACTGGGTTGAAGGTGTAGATTACGTAGCCACCGAACATACGGGCAGCCAGCTCAATGTAACCAGCATAGAAATCGTATGTAGCCAGACCACCAGCATAGTTATAGTTCAACAGGTAGGTGTTCAGAATGGCGCTGCTGAATGGGTCAAAGCTACTGGCACTGGGACCAGTTTCCAGACCCACTGTGCGACGGAACACTTGACGTACAGTGGTTACTTCTTCGGGCAGGATATAGCTGTTTTTGTCATTTTCAATGGTCAGGAGCATGTAGCTTTCTTCGTAGGCATTAGCTGCTCTTTGACGATACGTGGCCACAGCATAGTTAAAGGCAGCTTCATAATGCTCCGGGTCCAGTTCCAGGTCTACGATGTTACCGCCCAGACGCAATCTCACATTATTAAAAAGTGCGCTTTTCAGTTGTTGTAAATCAGCCATAAAAATACCCTATCTAGTAGGGTATTTATCAGGATTTACAGATCACCAGGTCTACGGTGCTCGCTGTGGTTAACATCAAAGTGTCCACCAGGGTACCTGGCCTCCAGCTTGCGCACATTCTCAGCGATCACCTCGTTGGGATCATAGCCCAGTGCACGACAAGCATTGACCCAGTACCAGGCCACATCGCCCAGTTCTCGCATCATGTGAAAACGGGTTTCTTCAGTGAAGGGCTTGCCCTGAAACACCATCTTCTTCACAATCTCGCTGAACTCGCCAGTTTCACTGGCCAGGCCCACTGCCGCAGTCAGCAACAGGCTGGGCTTGAGATTGGGGTCACGATCCAGTTCAGCCAGTCGTGCCACCATGGCACTGGTATGGTTGCTGGGATCACTGGTTACTGCTTCTACAAATTGACTGTAGCGGTTCAAATCTACTTTGGCCATTGTGGTTCCTTTTAATATGCTTTCAAAATCACCAGATTTTCATTGGTGCGACCGTTGGGCTGGGCCTGAACGGCATTGATATCTCCAAACAGTTTGCGGGCAGCGGGCTTGCCAGCCGTCATGAACTTTTTCAGTACATCGGCAGGCTTGCGCACAGTTTTAACACCACTCTTGGTACTGTCAAAGCCCATGATGGTGGTGCCCTTGACGCCCAGAGTGCCCACATGACTGTCTGCCACATAATAGTGCAACTTGCGTTTGGCAGTATCGTAGGCCCAGACTTCTGTAGCGCCCACAATCTTGGCTGGATGCACACTGGTCAGTTCCAGTTTGCCAGAGTCGTCCTTGTAGGTTTTCATGAACTTGACCTTGGACACGATTTTTTCTACAGGAACAGCCTTGCGCTTGCGCGGAGCCTTGCTGGCCTTTTTAACGTTCACGTAGCTGCCCAGACCAGCAATCACTGCTTCGCAGAATTTTACCAGCGCCCGCAATTGCAGTTTGCCATAATGGCTGTATGCCTCAATGATCTGAGGATCACGGCTGTCCATGGCTTCCTGGAACTGATCACGCTTGCGCTTCCAGACTTCAACCAAGATGCTCACGTGCTGGGGCAAGATATTGCGTTCGCTCAAGGGACCCACGGGGTTTTGTTCCAGATTGCCGCGGGCGCCAGCCAGAATGAAATCATCCAGCCAGCCTTCCATTTCACCAGCGGCTTCGTGCGCACGTTCACGCATGATTTCTTGTACGCTGGGACGATTGCTTTTGACTTCAATGGCCCCTGCTTCAACTACCTCAGGCTTGGCCAGAGTCACGATCAGGCGATTGATTTCGTTGTCCAGAATGCCCTGTTCTTCCTCAGTGAGGTTAAGACCACGCAAGTACAGACGGGCCAGCCAGCCCATGGTGGCATGAATTTCGCGGTCATCCACGCGGCGAAGTTTGCGGGCCAGGTCGGGCTGGTCGCGGTATTCGCAATAGTTGGCCAGTTGTTCTTTGGCCTGCTTGCGGTCATAAAAGCGGCTGTACCAGTTGAATGCCATGCCCATGGCGCCACTACGGCGATCAGGGTCAGGTTGAGTGGCGAACAGGGGTTCCCCACCAGTGTATTTGGTATCAGGATCACGCGGATTCAGTTCAGGGGCAATCACGCGGTCGCCGATGACCTGACTTTTGCGATTCTTGGTAGCCATATTGTCCTTTCAGTAATCCTGCAGTATAAGTTATTTACCTGTTGTTGTCAAATCAGCATGTTACATCATGCCGTAAATCTTGTTGGCCAGCAGTCGTTCGCGGCTGAAGGCCTCCTGTTCCCAGGGCTGGTCATAGTAACTGGCACGAACTCTGCGGCCCTTCCAGTAATGTACTGTGTTGCCAGCCCGGCTCACAGTGGTCCTCAACTGCCCACGAGCAAACTGTTTGGCGTGTACCATTTCATGGGCCAAGACTTGTAACAGTGTATCCATGTCCAGGCGGCTTTCCAGACACATGACCAGACAGTTGGGGCCCAGCTTGCTGCAGGTACCACGGCTGTTCTCCTCACGGATCAGACCCGGTTGTGTGATGATATCCAGACTGTACCTGCTGCGTTCCAGGCCCAGTTCCTGGGCATAAAAACGAGCAGCAGCTTCAATCAATTCCCTACGATCCCGGGAACGGGCATGAACTCTGATTTCCATACTTCCAGTATAGCAGGTTCTGGATTTATTGTCAAATTAGGCTGTGCAGCAACACAAGCGGCCCTCAGTGTCCAGAATGTCGCAGTCACAGTGGCTGTTCACATACTCCAGACATTGCAGGCGGCTGCCCACAAACTTCACGGTCAGACGACCCTGGCGATAATCTGGCATGTAGACAACTCTGTACATAAATTCTCCACTAAAGTAGTAGTATACGGGAACAGTTATTTACTGTCAAGAGTGTCCTTGAATAGGCAGATAAATACCATATGCCACGCCTGAGCCTCTGGAAACCCGAAAAAGCCAATGACTATCGCTTCTTTGATAGAACTATATCAGAGATGTTTACTGTGGGCGCTACAGACATGTACATCCACAAGTATCTGGGTGCCAACAATCCACAGAACACTAAAGATGCCACTCTGCCACACTATGATGCCATAGATCCTACCAAGATACAGGACTTGCTGTTCTTGGAAAACCGTGACCGCAAGTATGACCCCAATATCTATCGTTTGCGCGGCCATTACAATGTGCAGAATCTGGACTTTGACTTGAGCCAGTTCGGACTGTTCCTGACCAATGACATTGTGTTTATCACAGTGCACTACAATGACATGATAGATGTGATCGGACGCAAACTCATGGTGGGAGATGTGTTTGAACTGCCACACCTGACTGATTATCACCCACTGAACGAAACCATACCCATTGGCCTACGCCGTTACTATCAAATCACAGATGCCAACTATGCCAGCGAGGGCTTCAGTCAGACCTGGTATCCGCATCTCTGGCGGGTGAAGTGCGAGCCTTTGGTTGACAGTCAGGAGTTTGCCAACATTCTGCGTGAGCCCATCAACACTGACAACTATCTTGGTGAATGGGATCCACTGAAAACTTACGAACCAGGATATACAGTGCTGTACGGCGACAAAATCTACACACCCAAACAATCAGTGCCGGCTGGTACTCCCATCACTGACACTAACTTCTGGGAAGTGAGTAACGAAAAGACCCTACAGAACATCATAGGTCGCTACAATCAGAACCTGGCCGTGAACCAGAAGGTCATTGAAGAAGCCGAACGACTGGTTCCCAAACTGGGTTATGACCGCAGCCAACTGTATGTGGTGCCCACATACGAAAACAATGAGCCAGCTCCGCCGGTGAATGTGATCATAGGCAATGGTACTCCCATCTGGCCCACTGGAACAGTCACATCATTTAGCAACCCTGCATTCAGAACGGCTAGCATGGGCTTGCGAGTATCCAGCAGCCAAATGGCTGGATTACGCACGCTGGCAGCAGAAAACAATCTTACCATCTCTAGTTTCAGAAGCACTGTGTTGCAAATGGCCGAAACTGCACCCGAAAGAACTGACACAGGAAGTGGGCCAGTGCGTGGTGACCGAGTGCTTACTGCCAGTGTGATGAGTGCACCCACTGGTACCATCACTGGGCCATATGGAACTGCGGACAACACTTACAGTACTGCAGATCAGTATTTACGATTCACTGTGACTGCCTACGAAACCGCAGCACAGGTGTCCGTCATACGTTTGATAGATATTCCTGCCGACTTGCAAGTTCAGGCGCTGGTCACAGCCACCGTGATCACTGAGGCTGGTATTGTACAGTCCATCTGGCCTCCAGGCACGCGAGTGACCAACGTAAACCGTGTGGCTGGTACCATTACTGTCAGCAACCCCACCATCTGGGCCATGCCCAGCAGCACAGCCATCACAGTTAATGCAGACTTTACGGGAACCGAACCTTATGGTCCTAACACCATGGACTACCGCGCAGACTGTGACCCCAGGTTCCAGTACATACGCAGATTCAGCCCCAGAAGTTTTGGCTATATTGCAGGGTACGACAGTGGCACTCAAGAAGCTCCCAATGGAGAACCATTGCGAGCTGGCATAGCGTTCCCAGCTGATCCGCAATTGGGCGATTATTTCTTGCGTCTGGATTATCTGCCGCAAAAATTGTTCCGCTGGGACGGTCGTTTGTGGGTAGAAATCAGTCGTAATGTTCGCACTGGTGGTTATATGACTGAGGCAGATCGCAGTCAGTTGAGCACATTCATCAATAATGATGCACAAACACCCACTGCCACAGGTGAAACAGTGCCCAGCCGTCAGAGCCTGAGCAACGCCCTGCGCATACAACCTGACTAAATTGACCCGGGTCCCAGGGTCACTAAATACAATACAGGAGAAGGTACGTGGCTCAATTTTTTTATGACGAACAAATCAAACGATTTTTGATACAGTTCGCTCGCATTTTTAGCAACTGGGAGGTCACTGACGGCTACGATCCCAATGGCAATCCCATACTCAAACGCATACCCATTATGTATGGTGATAGTAGCCGTCAGGCTGCCAACATCATGGCCAACAACAGTGCCAGCAGCATGCCCAGCGCACCCATGATCACTTATTACATCAGTGACATACAGTTTGAGCAGAACCGCACACAGGAACCCTACTTCATTGACAAACTGAATGTACGCCAGCGTGCTTTTAACCCTGATACAGGAGAATACGAAACCAGTCAGGGCAATGCCTTCACTGTAGAGCGTATCATGCCTGTGCCCTACAAGCTGACCATAACTCTGGACTTCTGGAGCACAAACTACTTGCAAAAACTAGAGTTTTTTGAACAGCTGGCCACACTGTTCAATCCCAGCATGGAAATACAGAGTACAGATAACTTTGTAGACTGGACCAGTTTGAGTGTGGTGTATCAAGAGGGCATCACCTGGACCAGCCGTAGCATACCTGTGGGCACTGGTAATCCCATAGACATTCTAAGCTGGAAGTTCACTATTCCCATCTGGATCAGCAGTCCCATCAAGGTCAAGAAACTGGGCATCATACACAAGATTATTGCCAGCATCTTCAAGGGCAAGTATCGTGATGACATACAGGATGATGACTTGCTGCTGGGCACCAGACAAAAGATCACTCCTTATGGCTACAAAATTCTGTTCATGAATGGTGGTTTGCAGATACTGCCAGCTGACCAGCCCTTTGACCCAGCCAACAATGATTTAGCCAACCCACCCCCGCCCAATACCACTCTGGGCTGGCATGCTGTACTCAACCCTTATGGCGTGATCCGCGAGGGTATCAGCATGATTGCACTGGAAAATCCCTACATGGAAACTGAAATTCTGGGTACTATAGCCTACAATCCCACTGATGATCGCCTACTGATTTTCAATGTTGACAGTGATACTCTACCAGTGAGCACACTGAGCCCAGTGAACATGGTCATTGATCCACTGGTCAAGACTCCAGGCAACGGATTGCCAGCGGCAGCAGCAGGTCAACGATATCTCATAGTCAATCAGATTCCACAGCAGGTTGATGTCTGGCAGCCTTGGACTGGATTGACTGCTGGGGCCAATGCCAACGATATCATTGAGTATGATGGCAGTAACTGGACCATTAGCTTTGACAGTACCCTGCCGCACGATGTAGAATACGTCATGAACCTGAACACCGGTATACAATATCGCTACGTCATGGGTGAAAACTGGATGAAGGCCTATGAGGGATGGTATGGCCAGGGTGACTGGAGAATCATAATTTGAGCAAGCGAGAAAGTGTGGGGCTACTGTTTTATGCAGTGGATACCCACAGACAATTGTTTCTGTTACGCAATGACCGTAACGTGCATACCTGGGGACTGCCGGGTGGTAAGGTGGAGCGTGGTGAAACCCTGCGAGCGGCAGTTGAGCGTGAATGCCGGGAAGAAATACATTTCTGGACCAGCGACCTGAAGCTGTTTCCACTAGAACAATTTACTAGCCCAGACAACAAGTTCAGCTATCATACATTTTTTACTACAGTGCCCTATGAGTTCAAGCCCGTGTTGAATGATGAACACATAGGATATGCCTGGATAGACAACAATACATATCCCCGGCCCTTGCACCGTGGGCTGTTCAATACCTTGAACTATACGGTCATACAAGAAAAGATAGGCATCATCTTAGAAAGCATCCAATAAAAAACCCGCCTGAGCGGGTTTTTTACTATGTTGCGGCTGATTAACTGTTGCTTACTAGCACAACATTGGCTACACTGCCTGATTGTACAGTAGCGTTGGCGGCCACAAAACTCACAAGATAACTGGTAGCAGTGGTCAGGTTGCCCTGATCGGCTGTACTGACATAATCAGTGGGGAAGCCCCAGCCATGCTTGTCTGTGATACTGAATAGAGCGATGTTACCTGCACTAGCATCCACAGCCTGAATGGCCATTTGACCACTAGTCAAGTTGGCAGCATTGGCATCTGCTTCGTTCACCAGCACACAAATTTGCTGGTGCGTGGGGTCTGCCAGGTTGGCCACCAGGTACTTGTGCTTGCCCTTCTGGCGCACAATGTAAGCATCACCAGCATCATAACTGCCAGTGCTGTACTCAATGTTGGCCACACACAGGATGGTATTAGCACCACTGGTTGCACCCAGGCCGTTGGCACCGCCTGTGACACCTACGTTGATATTATTTGTGGGGTATCCTACGTCAACGTTACCCGTTTTCTGAATTTTTAACTTTGCCATTTTTTATTCTCCTTGTGTGACGTTCTAGGTCATACGCCTGGCTGGCGTAAGTCCCGAAGCTCCTGTTCGGGAACAAGTGTATTTATCTTTAACGGTAGTTTTTAAGTCAGGAAAAAACTACCAGCTACTGATCCTGTCGGTGGTGTGGGCGCAGTCCCAGGTACATATTGAATGATAATTCCCCCTTGGCCGCCATTAGCTCCTACTCCTGTTCCACTAGAAGGATAATTACTGGTGCCTCCACCGCCGCCGCCACCGCCGTACTTTCCACCTACACCTCCAGCAGCGGCAATACCGCCACCGCCGCCACCGCCACCCCCAGAACCAATACTAGCCAAAATATCTGTGCCCAGACCTCCGGTGCCGCCGGCAC